ATGGGAAAGCGGATTGGGTACGCCCGAGTGTCGACTGATGATCAGAATCTCGACCTGCAGCGTGATGCACTTGCCCTGACTGGATGCAACGCAGTTTACGAGGAGACCATGAGTGGTAAGTCAGCAGATAGGCCGGAGTTGGGGCACTGTCTCAAGGCTCTGCGCAGTGGCGACACTCTGGTCGTATGGCGACTGGATCGCCTTGGCCGCTCCTTGCCTGACTTGGTTGGGATCGTCAGTCGGCTGGAGCAGGAAGGGGTGGGGTTCGAGTCGATCAACGAGCGAATCGAAACCACCAGCGCCGCCGGCAAGCTGATCTTTCATGTGTTCGCAGCCCTGGCCGAGTTCGAGCGCAACCTGATTCGAGAGCGTACCCGCGCAGGGCTGGCGGCGGCTCGCGCTCGAGGACGTAAAGGTGGTCGTAAACCTGCGCTGGAAGAGGCTCAAGTCCGCGAAATAAAGGCTTTGCTCAAAGATCCACAGATTCAGGTTGGCACCGTAGCCAAGCGATACGGGGTATCGAGAACAACGCTGTATCGATACGTCGGTAAGACCGGGCCGAGATAACTTGCACCTGGCAGCACACGAAACTGCGACCAGGGGATTATGAGCGTCCTAGAAGCGCTGTAAGCCAGTGAGCAGATACAGTGAGCTAAACGTAGCGTCGTATATGGCTTTTGGGGTGGTTGAGCAAAAACTGTACAACCTGAGCACTCTACCGTCAGTGTCCCGTGTTGTTGCCGGGAAACGGTCTTAGGTAGCTTCGGGTTTAAAAGCTTCGCCAGGCAGCTATTGAGCATCAGGGGCACGAAGGTTGACAGATACCATAATTTGCACAAAAATGCCGGTTGACAGTATCTATGTTTTGCACGCTTTTATGGAGAGGCCCATGCCCCCGATCCAACACCCGAGTGAGCTGGAACCGAAGCTGAAGCCGGAACACGTCGAGCTGATCTGCAATAACGCTCTGGATGCGGCTTACCGTGCGTTGGAAGTCACCTCTACTGATGACGATACCAACTGGACTATGGGAACACTTCCGTATGGCCGCGTCCACGGCCGGTTCAAACGCCTGCACGGCGATCCGGCCCTTCCGTGGCTGCTGCTCACTAACCGCACCATGGACTTCACTCTGAGTGTGAATGGCGTGCTGATGCAGGTGGTAATGGACGATCCCGAGGTCAGAAAGAAAGGGTATCGACTGCAATCCAACCGAGTTGAGCTTTACCAGGCTAGCCTGCTGGGGCCTGCGATCGACAAGAACATTACCTGGCGTTTGTATGTCGATACTGACGGCAACTTTGACGGGCCGACGCTGACTGCTTCGATTCTGGGCTTCGATACCAACCGGAACCTCGTATGTAAGTGGGTGCATGACTACGTGCCTCTGTTTGCTCCTCGTACCACCGAGCTTCCACAAGAGGTGGCAATCGATGATCCATTAGTCGCTCGTCGGGACAAAGATGCAGACCAGAACGCAACACGAGATGCTGATCCAGTAAATGAATGACAGAACAGGCTTTCTGCCTCTTGGCGACGAGTTTTCGCCCGACAAGCTCCGTCTCGCTAGATGCGCGGCGGGGCGTTCGCTCGCCGATATCGGAGAGCTCTTGGGCGTTACCCGGCAATACGCGCACAAGCTGGAAGTCAATGCGATTCCTTCGGGCACCCAACTCGCCCAGCTATCTGAAGCCTTGGGCGTGCGCGAGAGTTTTTTCTTCACGCCACGACGCGGTTCGGTGGAGTTGGAGCAATGCCATTTTCGAAGCGTCCGATCCTCCTCGCAGACTCTCAAAAAGACCATTGCGGCTCAGGTCGAGATGTTTGAGCTGCTGATTGACGAGTTGGATAAGGAAGTTGCCTTTCCTGCAGTGAGTTTCAGCATGCTTGAGGAGCCGGTATCCGGTATCAACAAGATCGAGCAAGTTGCTGAAAAATTTCGCCGTGAGCAAGGCCTGGGGATTGGCCCCCTGTCTAGTGTGACCAAGCTGGCCGAAAAAGTTGGTGTGCTGGTGGTGAATCTGGCCGAAGCCGATGACAAGGTCGATGCGTTCTCGCTGTCCAACAAACGACCGTTGATCGTGAGGAACACCGCAAAGGTGAATCCATGCCGGCAACGTTTCGACCTTGCTCATGAAATGGGCCATTTGGTGATGCACCAAGGCATTGAGACCGGTTGCCGCCTTACTGAGGATCAGGCTAACCAGTTTGCCAGCGCTTTGTTGATGCCCCGGGCAAGTTTCGCATCAGAGTTTCCCCCTATGCGAGGCAAGTACCTGAACTGGCCGGCACTCAAGGAAATGAAGCTTCGTTGGAAGGTAAGCTTCAAGGCGCTCATTTTCAGGGCTCACACCCTTGATCTGCTTACTGCCGAGCAAGCTAAATCGGGCTTCACGTACCTCAATCGAAAGGGTTTCACGAAGCACGAGGAGTTTGACGAGTTGATCCCTATGGAGTCGCCTATGCTGGTACAGAGGGCGATCAATCTCCTGGATTACAGTACCTGGAAGCGGGTGTTGACAGCTGCCGGGCTTACGGCAGAGATGGTGACCAGGCAGTACATGCTGGATGTACCGTCATCTCCTTTGCGACTGGTCGAGGCTAACGTAGGTTAAGTCGCGCTGAAGCTGTCCACTGCAACCCGCATGCCGGCACTCACATGGATGCCGCGTATGCCAGTCGCGGGGAAGACCTTATGGGGGAGGCGCATATGGCACTGTGGGTGCGTGGGCATTCACATACAGCCGTCGACTAAGAAGTGGCGGGCACGCGTATGGTCTGCAACCCTCGGGGATATCCGGGCGAAGAGACTGGCTTCCGCCCGGATTTGATCATCACTATTTAGCCGTTGCGCATACCCAGCGCCTCAGCTGACCAGGCGAGCCGTTTGTGGGTCATACGCTACACCGGTAATAGACCCATCCCGAATGCGCTCAACCGCTTCATCAATCACATGCAGCGGCACTAGGAACCATTCCCTTGGCTTAACCGGATTGCCGAAGCGGTCTTCGATGGTTAAGTCCAGCTGCGCTGCGCCAAACAGGCGGTGGAAGATGTTTTCCAGCCGGGTACGGTTCAGGTTGTGAAGCTTGTAAGTCGCGACCACTTCCACATCGGCCAGCAGGTAGGTGGCATCCTTCGCGGCCGCCGCGATACGGGTTTCCACTCGGCCGCCGGTTACGCCGATCTTGTGGATCAGCTCGCGGTGCTCGGCTACGAATGGGTGGCTGGACTGGCTGCGCAGCACATAGATAGTGCCAGTCTCGATGTCGTCCGGCTCGGTTATGTCGCTGAATAGCGGGCCGGAATCTACCTTGATGAGCCGAGACCCGGCACGGCCGTCACTGTCTTTGTAGAGCGCCCGCTGCAAGGACCGTAATAGCAGATCGCTTTCCGTCTCATTGGAGTAGATGACGCGCAAGCGCCCATTTGTCTCCGCATTCGGCGTCCTGTAGGTGTCGCCCACTTCGGCAACATAGGCGATCAGTCCGCTCAAAATGAAGAAGTCCCCTGCTTCGATGCTGGCGTTCTTGCCAAAGGGCTTGGTTACCCACGATTTTTGTTTGAGGCCCGCTTCCACCTCATCAAACAGTGGCTTAAACCTCTCGAAGTCTTTACACGGGTTCCGGGCGGCAATTTCTTCTGCCGCCTTTATTGCCGCACTGGATCGCACATGCCGCAGCACGGTGATGTCGTCCTGATCGACGGACTCACTGCCGATGCCGAGCTCAGCGAGTAATGCGTCCTCATCCAGGTCGTCCACATTTACTGCGGCGGCCGCAGTACCTGACAGTAGGCCGTGACTATCAAAGCCTGCCAGTAGGGTTTGTGCCTCCGGCAGCTTGCGCAGCTGATCCAGGCGCACGGCATACAAACGCTCGAAGATGTCGCAATCCTCGCCATGCAGTGGGGCGCGGCCGTGGGTTTGATAGAAACGCTGAATGTCCTCGAAGCCAGCGATGATGCGTTCTTCGCGAGGGGTTCGGGTTGTTATCTTGAGTGAAGGGACTTCTATCCCCAGCGCATTCAGCAGCTCGTCATCGTTCATTTCAGCCATTGGCAGAGCCCTCCTGTGCCTTCGCTTGGGCACGATAGCGTGCGAAAGCTACCATGCCCTCGGCGATAGTCTTTTCCCAGGCGTCGGCGGAGTTGATGTCAGGCAGGCGGCCACGCTCGTTCTTGAACTGCAGGGCACGTTTTGCCAGGTCTCGTGCTTCGTCTTCGGGAATGCTCACCTTTTTGGCCGCAATGCTGGCCTGAACCTGACGCAGGGACTTTTCGTCCATCGCCTTCGCCAGTACCGCATAGGCGGCGTCGAAGGGGTTGATGCGGTCGATTAGATCAATGTCCAGCTCGCGTACGTTAATGAACTTGCGCACGCCATCCAGCAGAGCAGTGCTGCCTTGTAAGGTGTCACTCCCGTTGGCGTCGGCCTGAGCCAACATCAACTTGGCCTGCTGGGTAATGTTCATTGCGGCGATAGCGTGTTGGCGGATGGCTTCCTGGTCGACGTCGCTCAAATCGGGGTAACGCTCGCGCACGATTTTCCCCATGCGCAGTTGGGTCAGCTCTTCCGGCAAGGTATTTTCCTTGTCGAATAGGCCGCGTTCCAGCACGGTTTTGTCCTGCAGGAAGCTAGTCACTACTTCGTTCAAATCTTCTTTGCAGATGCGCGTGGCTTCAGTGCTTTGCGGCGTGGTCAGGCCATTGATCTCAACATGGAACTGGCCTGTGGTTTCATTCACGCCCAGGTTGGTGCCGCCCGGTTGATAGCCTTCACCATCGTTGTAAACAAAGCCCTCTTTCTCCCCGTGGTTCCTCGGGGTGAATTCATAGCGCGGAGCAAGCACCTGTTCCATCAGCAGGCTGGCGGAAATGGCTTTGAGCATATCGTTCACCGCCTCGGCAACGGCAGCTTGATCGGCCATAGGCTCGGCGATCAGGTTGGTGAAACGCGAGCGCTCCTTACCCTCGGCATCCCGCGTGGCACGGCCAATGATTTGTACGATTTCGGTCAGGCTCGAACGGTAGCCGATGGTCAGCGCATGCTCGCACCAGATCCAGTCAAAGCCTTCCTTCGCCATGCCCAGCGCGATGATTACATCCACGTTGTCGCGGTTGTTCTTCTGTGCCGGATCTTTCAGTGCGCCGAGCACTTTGGAGCGTCTGGCCGCGTCGCTGTCATCTACCAGGTCGGCCACTTTCAGCGTGCGGCCGTCCTTGGCTTTGATCAGGTGGAAGCCGGTCGCCGGGTCGACACCCTGCCAATCGCCCAGCGAACTCATGATCTCGTTGACCTCGCGTTCCTTGTCTTTGAGGCTCTCGCGGGCATTTACGTTTGGAATGTGGACGATGGTTTTCAGCGCCGGGTCCAGCACCTTGGCGACCGCATCCACGTACCTCCCAGTGTAGAAGAAGTAGCCAATATCCAGCGACTTGAGCCAGCGATAGCCGTTTAGCTGCTCGTAGTAGGTGTACGTCACCGTCTCAAACTTGTTCTCTTCCGACGGGGCCAGCACGGCCGCGCTGTCGCCACGGAAGTAGGAGCCGGTCATGGCAACGAGGTGTACCTTGTCGCGGTTGATGAACGCGCTCAGTTGGCTGCCCAGTTTGTTGTCTGGGTTGGCAGAAACGTGGTGGAACTCATCGATGGCAATTAGGCGGTTGTCGAACGCGTCGATGCCCAACTCTTCCACGGCAAAGCGGAAGGTGGCGTGGGTGCAGACCAGCACCTTGTCGCTGCTGTCTAGGAAGGCGCGCACGGCGTCCACCTTGGACTTGGCCACACGCGGCTCATCGATGCCTGGGGCATTGCACAGGTTCCACTGCGGAGCCACCACCCAGTCCCAGTAGAAACCATGCTGGCTCAGCGGCTCATCGGCAAAGCTGCCGCCAATGGAGCGCTCGGGCACTATGACGATGGCCTGTTGCAGGTTCTGGTTATGCAGCTTATCCAAGGCGATAAACATCAGTGCGCGAGACTTGCCCGATGCGGGGGGCGATTTGATCAGCAGGTACTGTTCGCCGCGCTTGGTATAGGCGCGCTCTTGCATGGTGCGCATGCCCAGCTCATTTGCCTTGCTGGATGCCCCAGTGTGCGCTGTAGCAATGGATACCGACGGCACCGTGTAGCTGTTGGTCGGGTTGGTGGTGTTCGTCACTGTGATTCGTCCTCCATGAGGGTGCCGTCGCCCGCCAGTTCACGTTCGATCTGTTCAATGCTGGGCAAGCTGGTTTGCAATTCTGCAGGCAGAGATTCGAGCAATTTGTACTCGGCAATGCCCATGGGCTGGGTCTTATCGCCCAGCGCATATTCCGCCACGATCTTGTTTTTGCTCTTGCAGAGCAAAAGGCCGATGGTGGGGTTGTCGTGTTCATCTTTGACCTGGCGATCCACCGCAGTCATATAAAATCCAAGCTGGCCCAGGTGCTCGGGCTTGAACTTGCCGGCTTTGAGCTCGATCACCACATAGCAGCGCAGCTTGAGGTGGTAGAACAGCAAGTCAATGAAGAATTCGTCGCCGCCTACATCCAGCACTACCTGCCGCCCGACAAACGCAAAGCCTGCGCCCAGCTCCAACAGAAACTCGGTGACGTGTTTGACCAGGGCGTGTTCGATTTCGCGTTCCTGCGCCTCATCGCGCAGGCCGAGGAAGTCAAACCGATACGGATCTTTCAACGACTCGCGGGCCAGGTCCGACTGCACCTTGGGCAAGCTGACGTCGAAGTTAGTGACCGCCGTGCCACTGCGCTCCAACAGGCGGGTTTCGATATGGATGTTCAGCACATTGCGTGACCAACCGTGCGCAATCGCGCTCTGGGCATAGGCCAGGCGCTGCTGTGAGTCTTTTAGCCGGGTCAGCAGTACCAGGTTGTGCCCCCAGGGCAATTGTCCAACAGCCTGTTGGACAATTGCGGCATCCGGCCAGGCCTCGGCAAAGGCGCGCATATACATCAGGTTGGCGCGGGAAAATCCCTTCATCTCAGGAAAGGCGGTGCGCAGGTCATGGGCCAGCCGCTCGATCACCTTGGCCCCCCAGCCCTGCTGTGCCTGCCGGGTCAAAATATCGTTGCCGATCTGCCAGTAGAGCAGCACCAGTTCGCGGTTTACCGCCAGCGTGGCGCGCTGCTGGGCGCTATGGATGCGGCCTTTGAGGTCTGCTAACCACTCGCCGTAGCCCTCGGGTGGTGTGGTCAGGCTAGCAGGGGTGTCGTTCATGCCATTTTCCCTCGTAGCTTCTTCGGCGTGGCCTTTGCTGTGTCTGCTGTCATCTTGGTGTAGAGATCAAACAGCTTCTCCAGTCGTTCGGTGTCGTTCTTGAAGCGACGACCGATATAGATACGCTCCAGCACTTCATCGTTGTGCTCGTGGGCACGGCGAAGGTTCTCAGGCATGGTGTCTGGGTCATACAGGTCGGCGATGGTGGCGGGGAAGTGTGCTTCGCGGGCCAGCAGAATATCTTCAGCGCAGCGGGTCAGGTCGACCTTGTTTTGCTCTGTGAGCCTCGGCACTGGGAAGGTGTTCCAGCCAAGTGTGTTGGAGTAGCGGAAGTCCGTTTTCATTTTTCCGCAGACGGTGCCAATCCAAACGAGGTGCAGGCGGGAGGCGATGAGGGCCATGTTCCAAAGTGGGGCGTCGTAGAGGGCAAGTGCAAGATTTGAGACGCGCACGTCACTCGTCAGCAAACCGCAAGGGAGATAAGCGCGGCGCTCCGACGAGACGCTTGGAATGATGATGGTGTGGTCGTTTCCGATGATAGTCCGTTCAAACTTGTAGGGTGTGTCGAGGCCGGCACGGCCACGTTCACTGCCATGCAGACGATATTCTCGTATGCGGTCAAGCCTCGCCTTGATGGGCGGAATTGAAAAGGCGATCTGCGCTTGTTCGTCAGTTATCCAGAGACAGTACCGTTCTAGGCCATTGATGAACTCTTTGGAGCCAAGGATCGGCTTTATTAGAGGCGCTGCCTCAGGATAAGAGTCCAGCAAATCCCTTGCCTCATCGGGCGTGAGCAACAGATTTCCCTGATCTCTCGGGATGTTCCCGCCAAACATGGTCGATACACCAGAGATGGGATCATTCGCCCGCTCGACGATGATATTTTTGCCGGGCGCGAGATATAAGTTGATGCTTTCAACTTCTTTTCGCTCTTCACCGTCGAAGATGTATTTCTGTTTGACGCCTAAATTGGCCACGCCAACAATTATGCAGGTGACTTGCGCGTTCCTAGCAGCGTTGTTACCCCAGAGAAAAGCTTTGTGGCCAAAGAAAATCTCTTGCCCCGCCATGACTATTCTCGGCCACACCAGCGGAACCTGAACACCTTGGCAGATAGAGTTCGTAGAAACGAAGGCGAATCGGCCTCCGCTGCGAATGTAGTCTGATGCTTTCCAAAGCCACCCAGTGATGTAATCGACAGCGCGCACGTCTTTTTTGGTAAGGCTTTTTATGTCGCTCTTCTGCTCTTTCGATTGATATTTGTCGCCAATATACGGCGGGTTACCGCAGATGTACGTCTCGCCTCCTTCGTTTTCGAAGGCGATTTCAGATTGGTCCAATGGCACGTCGAACAAATCGTTCGCTGCCAGCTTCACGCTAGTCCCCGTCGGCGGGCACACCGCCAACCAATCCAGCCGCAGCGCATTGCCGCAGACAATCCAATTCTGTGAGTCTAACGGTAGAAATTCAGCTAAAGCATCCTGCTGCCCGCGATACAACACATCGCACTGAAACTCAGCAATGATAAGGGCCAGTCGGGCAATTTCTGCCGGAAAGTCGCGTAGCTCGATGCCGCGGAAATTGGTCAGCGGTATTTCGGACTTATTGTGAGCTTCGCCCCGGCGACGATTGATCTCCGCCTCGATATCGCGCATCTGCTTGTAGGCAATGACCAGGAAATTGCCGGAACCGCATGCTGGGTCAAATACGCGGATGCGCGCCATACGCTTGCGCAGGTTAAGCAGCTTGGCCTTGTTGTCGCCCGCTGCCTCCAGCTGAGCACACAGATCATCCAGAAATAGTGGGTTTAATACTTTCAGGATGTTGGGCACGCTGGTGTAGTGCATGCCCAGTGCGCCGCGCTCTTCATCATCGGCCACGGCCTGAATCATGCTGCCGAAAATGTCTGGGTTGATTTTTTGCCAGTTCAGGTTGCCGGCGTGCAGCAGGTAAGTACGCGCCATGCGCGTAAAGCGCGGTACTTCAGTGCTTCCAGAGAACAAGCCGCCATTCACATACGGGAATTTGTTGGCCCAGCCAGGCAAGCGCGGTTCTGCACCGGCACGCTCGGCCAACTTGAGGTTCATAGCGCGGAAGATTTCCGACAGCACCTGGGCGGTGTTGGAGCCGTCGCGCTCGCTGTAGTGCTCAACCGTCGTGGTAAACAGTCCGTCGCCAGTGAAGATATCTGTGTCTTCAGCAAAAAAGCAGAACACTAACCGAGACATAAAATGGTTCATGTCATGGCGGCGTTCGGTCTTGGCCCAGTCCGGGTTCTCGTTCAGCAGTTCGACGTACAGCTTGTTCAGGCGGCTGGTGGCACGCACGTCGATGGGGTTGTCTTTGATCTCCTTGATGGTGGAGATGCCGGCCAGCGGCAGCAGGAAGCCGAAGTGGTTGGGAAAGTCAGGGTAGTCGCAGGTGATGGTTTCACCCGTGATCAGTTCTTCGGCCTCCAGCGTTTGCCCGTCGGTGGAGAGGATGAACTTGGCTTTAGCTTTTATGGTGGCCGGGCTGGCGCGCAAGGCCTTGAGCGTTTCGCCCACGGTGCCAGGCTCGCATGCGGCGATATGAATGTTGCTGCGCAGTAGTACGCCGCCAGGTACATCCGAGGCGTTGTTGTTGCCAGCGCGCAGGCGCTTGAGCGCGGTTTCCTTGTTGCCGAATGCGGCCAGGAAGGTGAACGGGAACTCCGCCGCGTCAAAGGGCTCTAGGGCCAGGTCCGAAATGGCGGACTCAATTTCTACTGCATTCATGGTTTACCACTGTCCAGATCGCTGATGCGCGAAGGCGGCGATTTTAGCCGCTAAAATTTTTGGGCGAGGGTCACATCCCGGCCGGCACATGCCGCTCTGTCGGCCTGGCGTCAGCATCGCAACTCAGCTCTGCTCAGTCGCCTCGGTTTATGCTGGATGCCACTGGATTCGACAGCCGAGCGCCCTGAGCCAGTGAATGGGGAATCAATCATTACACGATGCCGGGGATGATAAAGGAAGGCGCTTCTGCAATGCGAAAAAGCGGCAAATGGGCTGGTGGGTTTCGTCGAATCGAGCTTACGGTAGCTGCCCGTAACCCAAAATGGCTTCGGGGCTTTCACTCAGGAGGTTGCGTCGCCCCCAGAACTACTCTTTTTTATTTTATCTTTCTTTTTAGCGGCTCAGCCTGAGCTGTATTCCAACGCGACGGAGCTCTAGGTGAGCTCCATCCAGATGGTACACAGCTCAGGTTGATACGTGTCACTCTGAGCTGTGTATAAGATCACCACGGCGATTGAGGTTTCTACGCAGCGTTTCTCGAATGCCGGCTGGCAGTCGATCTAGGTCGGTGTGCAATGAGCCTAAATCGATCTGGGAATTACCACCTGCCAGATTGATTTGTATATTCAGACGCTCGATATTCAGTGTTCGCGTACTTGCGAGATCGCCAGCGATCATGGCTTTTTTAAGCTCAGTAACGGTCTGCTGGGCGCGGTCCGGCACGTAATCCCAGGTTACTACGGTATGTGGTAAGCCGGCCTCAGTGACCTGGACCTTTTCGCGTAGCATGTAGTGATTGGATCGGCCGAACTTTTTCTTTGCAATGAAACCTGCTTTTTCGAGAACCCCTAATGCCCGTTTGACCTGTGCCTGACTGACTCCAGACTGTTCGGAAATCCGTTGGATGCCCGGTTTCGATAATCCATGGTCGAAATTGGCGTGTGCCTTGATGACGGCATAAACCGTAAATGCATGGGGCCCGATTCGGGCGACATCACCCTGATCGATCATGGCCCTAAAGACATGAAACCACTGAGTCTGTGCGCGCAGTGGGGCGGAGGTGTTAGTCATTGTTATGCCTCCCACGTAACTGTACGCGCGGCCGGCTCAGGATCCAGGCAGATATCTCCGTGCTGAGCCAGCCAACCGATCTGCTGCTGCCTAGATCATATGGAGCAGGGAATTTTCCCGCTGCTATGTCGCGATAGATCGTGGATCTCTTTTTCCCGACAGCGAGTTCAACCTCGGGCAGGCGAAGGAAGCGCGGTTCCTCTGGGCTGGGTGCAATAGTTTGTGCTGACATTTAACTGGTGCTCAGGCGGTGGCGTTGCAGCGGTCCTCAAGTACTGCAATACGCATATGTGTTGGGAGTGGCGCTCGGATTTTCCTACTGCAAAGCAGGGATGTTTGTCGGGCCTCGTGTTACGGGCCTCCGAGGTTTATTGCCGGCTTCAGCTGTGCGCATGACAGCTGAAGCTGTGTCTTTGGCGTGGGGGAGAGGAAAGACCCTGCTGGTACGGAATAGGAGTCCATACGTTTCTTTAGCAGCCTTGTTGCAGGCGAGCAGGCGCAAAAGGCCTGCGAGATGCTGGCGATACCCCGATGAGGTACCCAGAAAGTCCATTTGCTAACAGCAGATGGACTTCGGATTCTTAACGCCGTAACTGGGGCAGCGTGACGATCCCATGGAGTCCTATGAACGTCCGAGGGATGCCTGATTTTTACCAAGCGGGAATCGGTATTGCAAGCCCAGGCAGTGAGCTCAGGCCTTGATCGCATCTAGGTAATCTGACCAGCGCTGCATCATGTCGCGTCGTTCTGGCAGAAATGACGTTCGGTCGTACGCCCGTCCCAACGGATTTTTTACCGTGTGAGCAAGCTGATGCTCCAGGAGATCGGGGCGAAATCCCAGCACCTCAGCACCTATGGTTCTCGCTGTTGCACGAAAGCCGTGCCCAGTCATTTCGTCGCCGCTGATGTCCATGCGGCGTAACGCGCTGAGAACGGCATTGTTGGACATCGGTCGGTCGCCTCCTCGGGCCGAGGGGAAGGTATACCGATGCCTGCCGGTGAGCGGTTTCAGTTCGCGTAGAACAGCGACTGCTTGTTGGCTGAGGGGAACCAGGTGATCTGGGCGATCCTGTTTGGTAGCAGTTAGCCCTTTCATCTTGTGACCAGGAATCAACCACTCGCCAGCATCCAGATTGACCTCCGACCATTCCATATGTCGAAGGTCTCCGGGCCGGCAGAACAGCAACGGGGCCAGTTTTAAGGCACAACAGACAGGCATTGTTCCGCTGTAGCTATCTAGTGCTTTAAGCAGTGCGCCGAGTTTTTCAGGATCGGTCACGGCAGCAAAATGTTTCACCCGCTTGGCTGGGAGCGTACGTGAGAGATTGCCAATCTGGTTGGGTGGGGTGATACCGGCAGCTTCGGCGAACTCGAAAATCTGTTTGTAGATTTGGGCTACACGACGTGCCGTCTCGCGAGCACCGCGCTTGATGATGCGCTGGAGGTTTTCGACCAGCATGGGCGTGCTGATGCTGCTGATCGGAAGTTTTCCCAACCAGGGGTAGGCATTGAGCTCAAGGCGCTGCCTTACTGTGCGGGTGTACTCCGGATCCCAGGAGGATTCGCGAACAGTGAGCCATTGCTTGGCGACCGATTCAAAGGTGTGCTGGTGATCGAGCTGGCTGACCACTTTGGCCATGCGTCTTTGCAGCGAAGGGTCTTGGCCGCCGGCAAGCTGAACACGAGCGTCATCACGCTTGCGACGAGCATCCTGTAAGCCGACCTCTGGGTAAACGCCAAGAGCAAGGCGTTTTTCCTTGCCCAGAAAGCGGTACTTCAAGCGCCAGTAACGGCCTCCATTAGGCTGCACTTCAAGATACAAACCCTGTTCGTCATACAGCCGGTAGGGCTTGTCCTGGGGCTTGGCGTTGCGGCAGTTGGTGTCTTTCAAGGGCATTGGGGGCACATCCTCTCCGAGCGAGCTGATGAGCGTTTTATGCCCCCATATGTGCCCCCGTCAACCGTGGGATGCCCTGGGATTAGATAGCAAAACGTGGGCAATAAAAAAGCCGTAAAGCTTTGATTTCTCTGGGCTTTACGGCTTTTCTGGGTCTTCCTGGGAAGACAAAATGGTGGAGCCGGGGGGATTTGAACCCCCGGTCATGCTGCGTAGTTACTGGGCTGTAGCGGGGTAGTTGCTGAAATGTTGCTGAAACGGCTATTTCCCCAGGCGATTTAGTGCGCCTAGGAACCCTCTGGCAAAGGCAGCCTTTTCACGCTCGCGTGAATCTCGGATCTGGCCTGGCAGCAGCTCGGACCTCAGAAGAAGCGCGGCTTCCTCGTCCCTCGTGAACAGCATCAGAGTTTCCTGTTTTCCGCGCACAAGGACTTCAGCCGTGATATTCACTATCCATGACCCAATGTCGCGCGGCAAAATTGCTTCAGCATAAGGGTCATGCATAATGCTGGCTGGAGGGATAACAGCTAATCGAACAGACCTGTGCTCTTTGAGGAACTGCCATGCCCATGGCTCTATGTTGATGACGGTTATCGGCTCCATGTCTTCTGCGTAAAGGACGGCTCTCATGCTGACTCCTTCTTAGGGATTTGAACCGGCGTCCCGAACAGCTCAGCCGCCTTGCTGCCGGACGTGTCGCCATCGTTCGGAATGTACCGGCCATAGACGCGGGCGATCATCACCCAGCTACTGTGGCCCATCTGTTTTGCTACCCACATCGGATGCTCCCCGGCTGACAGCATCATCGATGCGTAAGTGTGCCGGGTCTGGTACGGGTTCCGGTAGCGGACCTTCGCCTTGCGGATGGTCGGAATCCAGAACGACTTCCGGATAGCCTGGTCCCCATCGAACGGTTTGCCGTAGCGCGGATCATGGAAAACCGGCCCGCCTACTATATAGGTGTGTGTTTTCTGCTCCTCGAGCGCGGCCAGCGCCATCGGCAACAGCTTCACATCCCGCAACCCTGCCGCCGTCTTCGGCAGCTCCGCTTCCTTGGCCGCCTTGGTCAGCCCTCGCGATATCCGCGCCTCTCCCCGCAGCCAATCAATATCCCCCCATTCCAGCGCCACTAGTTCCGACGTGCGCAGCCCGGTCCAGAACGCGAACTGCAACAGGTTCCTGTATTGCCCGGACGCTGCTTCCAATATCGCCGCCTGTTCCTCTTTCGTGAACGGGTCGATCTCGTCTTCCGCCTTGGGCTTGCCCTTCACTGAGTAGGTCCAGCCGGCCAGCGGGTTCGATTCGATCAGTTCATCATCGACCGCATCATTCAGCGCCGACCGAAGGCAGCTTTGGACGTTGGCGAGCCGCTTGTTCGAGGCGTCCATCTTGACCAACTCATCCCTAACCATCTTCCGCGTGAGCGTCACCAGCGGCGCATGGCCCAGCCTCGGCACCAATACGCCCGTGATGATCTTGCGATAGCCGTCCAGGGTCGACGCCTTCAGGTGCGCCTCCTTTCGGGCCAGCCACTTGTCGAGATAGTCGGAGAGTGGAATCAACCCGGTCTGATGCCCGAGCTTTACAGCGCGCTTTGACTTGGGGAAAGTCGCAGCGTAATCGAAGGTTCCGTTGTAGATGGCAAGCTCTACCGCTGCCTTGTGCTTCTCGGCACGCTTCAGATTAGCGGGGCTGGGCTCAAGTGGGAGACGCTCGCGACACTGCGTCCCTTCGTACATGAAACTGATTTCAATGCTGGACGCCGACGCGCGCCGGACTCCATTCCGCTTTCCACCCATGCTTCGTACCCTTCCACGCTGATCAGCACATGGCCGTCTGGTGCCTTGATCCAGATTTCACCCAGGGGCCAGACTCCTTTGGAGAGCTTGGACCTGATTGCGTGCTCAGTGTAGCCGGTTGCCTCTGAAAATCGCTTGATGGTCTGATATCTGGCCATCCCTCACCCCCTCACCGTTACGCCGGCTGCTTCGAGTCGGTCAACTGCTTCGTCCCGCATGTCGTTCCATCCGCCCTCATAGCATGCGTATGGCGGGCAGTTGGCATAGGCATCCGGCAGATCAATCACTAGTTCTGCCCGAGCTGCTCGCCAGCCAATCCATTTGCTGCTGAGCGCTGGGTATGCTTCGTACCCGCCGCTCGTTCCGCGCAGCCTGACCATGTCTTCCTGTGTAACGGTTATGCCCGCCTCTGCGGAATGGCGGATGTACCACGCCTCGAACTCTGCTATCGCCTTGTCTGTGTGCTGCATGTATATCTCCTGCTGCGTGTGGGGTTAGGCGAGGCTTTCGCGCAGAAGGCGCAGCCATTCGTTGCGCTGATTCGTCCGCTCGACTTCGTCCTTGTGCTGCTTTTCGTGATACGCGATATCACGCCGCGCTTTTTCCATGCGCTGCTCCAGCCAATCCGGGCCCGATAGGCGAGGCGATTCTTCGGTGTAGTAAGAGGGGTCACAATCGAAGTCGATGCTCTCGGTGAGCTGCTTTCGCATGAACTCCTGTAGATGGATATGCTCATCGCTAGGTGGAGTCCAGGCATCTACCGCCTGGAGCATTCCCGCGTACTTACCCCGCAAATCGGCCATCTCGTTAAGGCGATCTAGTCGGCGTATCTCTGCTGCGTTGTATTCGTCAGCCGCTAGGGAAACGCACTCTGCAGGGGATAGGGTCGCTAACTCATCCATCTCCGCGTGGAGCTGCTCGAGCTTTTTGTGGTGGTAGTCGCTCGGCTCGAAGCTCTCAGGGATGGGCGCATTGGTCGGCTCGTCGCGCATCATGATCAGCGCGCCGAATCCTCGAGCGCAGCCCATGGCGAACTGCTCGAAACTGATACCGTCTGCGATGGGTGCTGTGTATCCAGTGGGCATAGATGCTCCTCCCCGCCGACTCTCGCCGGCAGGCTGTGGTGTGGTGTGTGGGTTAGGGGGGGGGTTAAGAGCGGTTGCGCTCTTCAGGGCTGTCGATAGTCATCGTGTAGCCGCAGCATTCCGGCCAGCCGTGACGCAGTGAGCCGCCAGCATTCACCTTTTGCGACCGGCCGCACTTGGTGCACCAGACCATGCCGCGGGATAGCTTTGGATGGCTTTCGGCAATCTTCTTATGCGTATCCATATCACTCCTCCTTCGCATCCATGGCGGGGCTGGGGGTGGGGGACAGCTCCCTTATGGTGACGTCCCAGCTCTTCCCGTCGCCAAGTATCTCAAAGCCACCGCCGTGATGTTCCGCCTTCTGCAATAGGCACTTCATAAAGTCGCTCGTAACGTCCTGGCGAGAGCCTTCGGTGAGCTGCGTGCCTGCCTTATTGGTGTGCCCTGCCATAATGCGTCCGCCTAGGGCGGTAACTTGCATGCGAATTGGCTTCATCAGTCTCTCTCTGGCTGCGGGGCGGTCTGCGCGATGGGGGCGGTGAGCCTGTCTACCTCAGCACCTAGCCGCTCCGCTTCAGCCTTCCAAATATCCCGGTCTGTTTCCAATTCGAGGTTCTGCCGCGCTGCTTGAGTGTGCAGAAACTCGCGAAGCTCTCCGGTAATCGTTGGCCGCTCCGGTGAAGGCTTCTGCTCGGTCTGCGCGGGGCGTGTGGCTTTGTAATGCTCGGCTGCGGTACACGTAGGGCACGGCCAGTTATCACCTACCCACTCGTCGTGCCCGGCATCAGTGCAGCGCTCATCCTGCGCCGGGGCTGGCTCTACCGGCTCGGCCTGCAGGGATAGGGCGGCATCCCATGCGCGACGGTAAACCTTCTCGACACTAAGCGCTTGCAGGTGCTCGCTGGCTTTAACAACTACCTCAAGCTCCGGCACTTTGAACTCGCTCAGGACATCCGCCTTGTGACTGTCATAAAGCATCGTGATGGCGACCGATGCCGTGTCTCGCAACAACCCGCGCAACCGCTCATTCTCCGCAATCGCAGCCCCCAGCTCCGCGCCGATGTGTCCTGCTGCCTTCAGTGTCTCGTTCATACCTGGCTCCTTACGCCGCATGCCCTAGCGCCCCATCGGCGTAGTGCTCGGCTATCTGTTCGTTGAGTTTGTCCAGCAGGTCGGGCCGCAAGAATTCAAGATGCAGGTTGCTGTTTTTGAAGGCCTTGGCCTTGTAGTAGGCGTCCTCGAATACCTGTCCGGCCTTGAATGCTCCGTTCATGGCAGATTCAAAGCTGCGCGGCTGGAATAGCTGGCCGTCGAGCGTCTTGATCACGCGGTCAATGTCGTTGAGCCTGTCCTGCCCGGTGCCGTGGCGCACCTGCAGCCCGCCAGTCCAGCCGGGCTGAATCATCCAGCTCATTACGACTTTGCGGCCAATTCGGAACGGCTCGCTGGCGTTGGTCCGGTAGTCATCCGACAGGCTTCGGAACACGTTCACGATGCCGCGCCGGAACATCTCGCCGGAGCGTTGGTGCAGGTCGATAAACGTGGCGCGGACGGTTGAATCAGTGAACTCTGGCGGCACTGGCGACAAGCTGCGCTCGAACTCGGCGACGGCCTCAGCATCCATTAGCTGACGAAAGCCGGTAAGGTCGAACGCCCGGCGCCACATGCTGGCGTCCAGTTCGTGCCGCGCGAGCTGTACACTTTCCCGAAACTGGCCGGCGTGCGGCATCAGGTAACTGCCGTGCTGGTCGAGCAGCATCTTTGCCATGTCATTCAGGCGGCGCGCCTGCGTGTGTAGGCTTAGGGCTTTCTCTCGTGCGTCGAGCAGGTCGGTTAGCGTTACGGGGAGGGTTAGCTGTGTGAACGGGCTGACGGTCATGCTCTAGCCTCGTGTCGAAATAGGTTCTCCCAGGGCGAGCACATGTAGCCGGTGGCCTTATATGCCTTGCGCGTCCGGTAGGTTGGCGAATCGAAAAAGCAGGCCTTGCAGGTGTAGCCGAGGCCGTCTTTCGTCTTCATGTTCCTGAAGAAAAACTCGGTATCAGCCGGCCACCACTCATCGCAGCGGCGGCAGTATTTTTCGGGGTCGGTTTGCATAGCTGAGCCTTACGCCGCCCATCTGGTGCGGAATTGAACGATGTCGCGCACAGTGCTGATGCCGCAGCCGTAGCGCTTGGATAGTGTCTGATAGCCGCCTCGGCCTGCCTCGTAGTCAGCGCGCATTGCGGCGACTTGGGCGTCAGTCAGCTTGGCTTTTTGGTGCCACTCACCGATACGGTGGCCGGTGTGATTGCGAGGGCCGTTCATGCCGCTAGGGCTCCGTATCGGTCCCTGTGTGCGGCAAGCCATGCGCAGCGCCGGCCAATCTGTGAAATGCCATAAGGGCACTCGCTGCCTGCCTTGGCGTTCCAGCCTTCATTCCAAGCCATGCCGTATCGGGGCGAGTGAAGTTCGACCATCTTCATTGCAGGCTCCCCTCTATCGGCTTGGTGTGGCTGCAGTGCCGGCATTTCCAGTGCTTGTGCGCGTGGTAGCCGGCCAGCTTCATTGGCGTCATGTGGCAGCGCGGGGCAACGACCGGCGCGGGCATCTTGAATTCGGTGCCGGGGCCAATGGTGCATAGGTCACACACCCGGTTGATGATGTTCAGCGCTACTTGAATCACCTTGTCGTCCGGCACGGTGCGGGCGAGTTCCTTCAGCTTGGGCTGTTGCTCTAGGCACACCTTGTCGGCCAGTTTCCGTGCCGTGGCGCGTACCGCTTCGATGGTGCCGTGCTCGCGCAAGACCAGCGCGAAGACCAGCGCAACCGTCTCAGGCTGCCAGCGCTCGCCGCTGCGGGTGATGTATCGACTTACCGGCCGGGACAGCCAGCGGGGCAGGGCTATATCTCCGCTGCGCGCGGATGCGTTCGTTTGCATAGGGATTGTCCGGGGAGGAGGGCGCCGAGGGGCGCCGGGGTTATGCGAGGCGAAGGCTTGGCCTGGTTTCGATGTGAGCGCCGGGAACTTCCTGGCCTGCCTTGATGGCTTCGGCAATGGCCGTCTTGTTCACTTCCTTCTTCCAGCGGATGAAGTCGCTGTCAGTGGGGATAAGCGTCTCGTCGTCTACCACTACGGATGGCCGGCCCTTGGATAGCTTCGCGGTAAAGCTGCCATCGATAGCCTTGATCTCCGTTATGCCGGCCTTCTCCATGTTGGTTTTCAGATAGAGGCGCATCCGTTCGGCGCGATTCTCCAAAGCCTTGCGCCGGTCACTGATGCGCTTCTCGACGGCCTTGATTGCTTCGATCTCGGCACCCAGGTTCAGCGCGAAGGCGGCGACCGCTTGGCCCTTCTGGATCAGCTCGCCCTCCAGCGCTTCGAGGGTGTCGGCCACGACTTCCTCCGGCAGATCCGCATCGCTCAGCTCAGCCAGTGCACGCTGATACTGCTCGGTCATGTGATACAGGCTCATGCCCATGATTTATGCTCCTAAGGAGAAGGGCGCACTAGGCGCCCAGGAAGGTCAGTCAAACGGGATGTCACCGAAGGGGTCATCGTCGTGGCGTTGGGCGCTGCCTGCATAAGCGGCATAGTCGTCGCCACCAGATAAGTTGCGCGAGCCTGCCGGGCGACGATCTACCAGCGGCTTGTTCATTACCTGCTGAACCATCTTTTCCAGCTTGGCGGCGGCTGGCTTCTTCGTGTCGAGGATTTCCGATGCGGTCTTCTCCGACTCAGCAGAGAACGGGGCGAAGATGGTCGGGCGCGGCAGGCCTTTCTCGCTCTTCTTCTCGATTTCCATCTGGATCAGAAGGCCCACTTCCTTGTTCATCAGCTCAGGGAAGCCAGGGACGGTCGCCTTGACGCGCTGCTTGGCGTCGTTATCCCACTTCTCGATCTCGATCGGCTGAGGGTCGCCTAAATTGCGCAGCGACATGCAGGCCATCAGGGCGTTGATCAGCTGGTAGCCGCCGTCGTTACGGGTGCCGTGTTGATAGCTCAGGTTCACGTAGAACTGGCCTTCGGCACCCTCGCGGGATTTGAAGGTGAAGCCGATCCCGGTCGACCCGGTTTCCTGCTTCTCCATGTACTCGGCGCGGGTGAAGGTGCCGATGTACTTTCCGGCCTCGTCGATGAAGGCCGATTTGTTGTCAGCCGCGCGGGCTGCGTTCTGGTCGAGTGCAAACATGTGTGTCTCCTTGGGGTGTTAGGCGGCAGCAGCCAGCGGTGCAATGCCGTAGTAGTCGCAAATAACGGCATCAGTAGCCGCTAGGTCGTTGTCGATTAGGTCTTCGTCGAACATGCCCATCGGCGCCTTCGTCGTGTCCGATCCGTTGTTCCGGGTGCTGAAGTAGTGATTTCGATCCTGAACAACAGCCCGAAGAACGATGGTCACCATTCCCTCAAGCGTGATCTTGTCGTCCAGCATCTTGCCGATCGTCTTCATTTTGATCTGGCCGGCGTCCGTCTCCTCGGTGTGGCTGAGGATGTACACACGCACGTCATCCGGCAGTTTCAGCAGGGCGTCGAACACGTCCCAGGTGTGCCGGCCAATGTCGGAGAACTTGTCGAATCCCTTCTCCTCGCTGCGGCGCATGAATTCGTTCGCCAGCATGTACTGGAAGTCGTCAATGACGATGACCTTGCGCTCCGTCTTCCTGCACGCGCCGATAATGTTGGCGTGGTTGTCCGTGACGTATGCCTTCCAGGCTTTAGCGTCCTTGAATGGAAGGGGCTTTTTGATGATCTGAATGAGGGCTGTAGTTGCTGGCGACAGGTTCCGCATGGCGGTGCTCTTGCCGCTGCCTGACTTGCCCAGGATGAGCGTTACAGTTGCCATCGTGGCTACCTCTCTTGGTTGTCCCATTGCCGCTCTATGCGTGCGGCCTCGTCTTCGTACTGCCTGCGCTGCTCACCCTGGAATCGCTCGGGCTCAAACGATCCGAGCGTCATCCAGTCGAGTTGAGCCGCAACAGCAGGCGGAACCTGTGCTGTGGTTGTTTGCATGGTTGGCCTTTAGTAGGTGATGGCTACGTTCGGAATCTGGCGCTTAGCGATCAGCGTCACGGCTTGCTTGGCGCACGCTTCAGGCATACCGCCCGCGATGAAAGCTTCCAGTGCGGCGCGGTTGATTGCGCCCTTATGGGCAATGTCTGCCTCGCGGGCCTTTGCCTCACGCTCAATGCGGGCCTGCTCGTCTGCCTGACGATGGCGTTCGGCTGCTGCTGCGGCTTGGGCTTTTGCTTCGGCATCACGCTCTGCCTGCTCGGCGCGCTGCTGGGCTTCCAATTCACGGCGGGCTGACTGCTCGGCTTCCAACTTCAGCTGCAACTCGCGTTGCTCGGCTGCTGCCTTGGCGTCGGCCTCACGCTTGGCCGCTGCGTCACGCTCGGCCTGTGCACGCTGCTCAGCCTCGCGCTGGGCCTGCTCTGCTGCTTCGCGGGCAATGCGTTCCTCGCGTTCCTTCTGTTCACGTTGGGCCTGCTCAGCCTGGAACTTGGCGATTGCCGCCAGCTCGGCTTCGTGCTTCTGGCGAGCAGCATGGGCGCCGCGCAGAGTTGCAAGGCTGGAAGCCTTGACCCGGTGGGCTTCAGCTTCGAACTCTTCAAGCGATGCGCCGACATCGACCGCTTCAACCTGGTCGATGCGTAGCTGAATGTCTTCGCTTGACTCTTCAGCGAACACTGTCGCGCTATCGCGCAGCCATTCGATGCAATCCTGATGCTTCGCCACTCGGGCGGACTCGGCCTGCTCCCACTCTGTCAGGGGACGGCGAACCTCTTCTTGCCAGGCGTCCAGCGTGTCGCGCATCCGCTTGCGCTCGGCGTCGATCTTCTTTGGGATTTCCTTCAGCTCAGCGACCAGATCTTTGCCAACGTTGTCGAGCGCCGTTTTTGATCTGGCGATCTTGTAGGCGATTGATCGGATTGCGTCCTGGCCTTTCTTGGTCGACACATCCGGAACGAAGGCGTCGATCTCGGCGCGGATCTGCTGCAAGTACGGATCGAGCCCGTTCGCCTGCTGGAACACTTGAAGGGCGGTTTCTTTCGGCGGCACGACGGCCAGTTGGTTTTCCGTGGACACAGGGGCTCCTTGGCCGCGTCTCGCGCAGCCTGTCAGTAGGTTGGTTTATCCGAAGAAGTGATTCAGCGCGCCGATCTGAACCGCTATCAGCACGTCCAGGGCGAAGAAGCCGATCAGCGCAATCCACGCAGCCGCATAGCTGTGGCCTGTGGGGGTGTCGTCGTGTTCGTAGGGGTCGAGGGGGAGGGCTTGAGTTGTCATTGCTCAACCCTCCGGTAGCCGATGTCGTGTAGGTACGCCGCCGTCTCACGCTGAAGACTTACGGCCTCACTTGACCAGTGACCCGCTAACTTGACCGCAAGCGCCTCAATTGCCTCCTCCCGCTCGTATGCGGCGATCTGCTCGGGTGTGCGGATGGGGCGGAAATAGTAGTTCTCAGCAACCGAGCACTGCTCGTGCTTCAGCTTTACATTCCAGAGAACCATGCAATTCCCGGCGTAACGCACCTCAACAACGCCTTGGGCTGATCCGTTGTGCCATGCCTCGCACACCGTCCCAACTGGCGGCAGGCCTTCGCCGGTCCATGCGGCCTCGCTTGGGGCCGGAATCAAGCAGTCCCGCACCGTTCCGGTTGACGGCTGCCAGCAGAGCAGACCGGACAAATTGCGAGCCCAGATCATCCATTTTTCGCCCCCCATGTCGGCATAGAACGCCTGCTGTTGTGGCTGGTAATGCGTGGCCCCTTCCGGGGCATTGCTCCAATCGATATCGTTCATCCCGTCACGCTCCCTGCAAGTCCGCTCAGATAGAGCCAGCCGGTAATCCCGGCAAGCGTCAGTAGAAAGCCCCGCCACCATGCGTAGCGGAGGGCTCTTTGGCGTTGGCTAGCCATCTACACACCCCCCAACAGGCCGACATGGGCAATTGATCCGATACATAAGGCCGTGAAGGCGAAGAAAGCCCAGCCGGCTGCTGCCTTGGCTATGTGCATGGCTGCTCTCCCTGCAATGCCTCGCTAAGTGGGACGTACCGGAACGAATCCGGCAGTTTTACCGCTTGGATCGAACCGCCAGACAGCGACTGGATCATCTGCACTAGCATTTCCTGGCACTCGGCCGGGTACTTGATGTGGCAGAGCTTCCCGTCAATCTCTGCCGTGATTTGTAACCGCGTGATCCGACTCATGGCTGCTCTCCTTGCAAAAGGTCTGGTGCAGGTTTGCGCGCTCTGCGCAGTGGCAAGTTGTACTTGCGGAAAAAATCGCGCCTGGCTTCAAGCCACGCCTTGTAGGCCCAGCCAGATCGCTGCGAATACGGGTAGCTGTCGTCAATGGCCTTTGCTATCGCTGCCAGCTCGAACGAATCAGCGTGCTCTTTCCGCACCGTCTCCATGTGCTCCCATGACGTTGCGTACCAGGTCATGGCTGCTCTCCTTGCAGGGCGGCGTCGATGGCGGCGTCAAGCGTTGCGCCCATCATTTCTGTCTTCATGAGATTGAACGGCAGTTCCTCAGCATCGCGCAGCCACCGATAACGATCAGCATCCTTGGTCAGCGCATCCCGCTCATCTCGGGCGTCTCTGCACAGTTCAGCCATCCCGTCCAATGAAAACCGGGCCTCCGCTAGCCTTTCAGCGAGTGCATCCCGCTCAGCGAGAAGGGCTTCGTAGTCGGAGGCGAAAACCATTTCCTTCAGATCGCGACCCACCTTCACGAGATAACGCACTACTTCCTTGCTCATGCCGCCTCCTGCAATGTCAGCCCGTAGAGCCGTTCGGTTGTGCAGTTGAGGTCCGAAAGGGCTCGGGCGATGTCTTCAGCCGTCTCTACGCCCCAGCCTGCAACCGCGATGCGTGAGTTGATGATTCGGTGCTTGCTGTGGTCGCCTGTGTAGTCAGTGCAGGCGGGGAAGGCTTCGATCTCTACCCATCCAACTTGAGCCTCGAACCTGCAGAACGCGTGGTACTTGCCTGCCGCCGTCAGCTCCAGGCAGGCCGAGAAAAGCCGCTCGACTGCCACTCGAATTTCGTCGTTCATGCTGCGTCCCTCCTGATCTCTTCGGCGTGTTCGCGGCGCCGGTTGGCCTCGTGTTCGAGGAATGCGTCTATCCGGTCATCGCAGTAGTCAATGAAGGCCTGGACGGTGGTTTCGTCGTGCTCCTCCAACTGCTGCTGAATGGCTTCCTCAAGCGTTGTGTTATCAGCAGGCAGGGACGACTCTCGGCGCCGCTGGCCGCGTGCTAGTGCGTTCATGCTGAATCCTCGCGGAATGGCACCCACTGCAAAGCCCCCGTCCTGTATCGCAGGACCAGTGGTTACAAGGGGAGGCTTTGCGGTGAGTGCTGGGGTGCAGGAGGGGTAGGAGTGAGCCTTATCGGTTCCCCGCAGACTGATTACCCTGCGCGCCAGGTCGTTCGTTCAGCGGGTAGGCGTGTACTGACGCCTCGTTTTAGTTCTGCCCTGATAGGCCTTCCGATAAGCAGGTCGCCGAGGGAGCCGAACCCTCGTGGAGGTTTGAGCGATCAACCCAAACCATTGCCGCTATCGACCACGACATCCTCGGTGATCAGCCGATTCCGTCATTGGCTTCATGCGGCTCCAAAACCCATGCGACCACAAAATGTATCGGGGGTCGGCCTGGACGCGGACCTTTCACCGCGATCTGGCAATTGCCGGCCGGGCTGTCGAGCAAGCCGACCTCCGATACACGCTCCTTACGGGAGCGACTCGGCCATCTCAACGGGCAAGCTGTGAGAGCCCGCCAACGGCTGCCGGTGTTTTACGCAATCAGGGCACTACCGGCTTATCCCTGTCGCAGATATCCGGTAAACCGGGGCGCTGCGCTCGCCTGTTACTTGGTGCGGATGCCGGCTTCTTCGATGGCGTCAGCGCAGCAGTCAGTGGCTACGCGGGCAACTTCTGCTGAATACCCGTAGGTCTCGAAGCAGTTCGGCAGCTCGACTACCAGTGCGGCGCGGGATGCTTGCCATACCCTCCATTGCTTGGCAGGCTCGGCGTATCGATAGCCGCCACAAGGCTCCGTAGATAGCCATTACAGCCCACATTGTTCATCGCCTTCGTAATATTGGGCGAGATACCACGCCTCAAACTGTTCACGAACCTTGTCCATCATTCCTCTCCTTTCCAATTCCTCCCCCACCACTCAGCAATGATCCATACGATCCAGATAGCGGTGAGGGATATAAGTGCTTGCCAGAGGGTCATTGCGGGGGTGGTGGGAGTGGCATCCAGTGGGTGATATTGCCGTAGCACTCCCAGTTGCTAGAAAGCCCGTCCATGACCGTTACCAGAGTGAACTGGCCCTCCAAAAACAGGGCACACATGGTGTTCTGGTTAGTGGTAAAAGCCAGAACATTTGCTGGCATAAAGTAGGCGTCAGGCAACCGATCGGTCACGCTTATCCATTCGTTCATCTCATCCTCCTATGTGCTGATGGGTTCCCATGGGGCGGTTAGGCGGGAAGGTTGTTGTCGCTGCCGGCGTGCGACATGAACTCGCTGATCTTCTCTTCGCCGATGGCTTCCAGCGTGTCGTCCGGGTCGCTGTTCGCCAGCAGCCACTTGCGCACGCCCTCTTCGCCGATTGCCTCGAGCATCTTCTCGGCTGGCACCTCAAGCAGAATGTCGCTCGGGTCCAGGTCGTACAGGCGGTCGTCCAAGTCCAGCGCTTCGGCAACTTCTCGCCCCACCGCATCGGCTTTCACTTCGAGATTGCTGCCGTAACCGCTGCCAAGGTGTGTCGCAGAAACGCTTGAAGCCTTAAATATGATTTCCATTTCGGTGTCTCCGTTGTTTATCTCTGCCTCTCCAGCCACACCTCATAAGCCAGGGTGGCTATGAGCACGGCTGCCATTAGGTACAGCTCGGGGAGGGTGGTCATATCAGCGGCCTACCGTGAAAGGCAGATCGGCGCGCTGGCCTACCGCCTGTCTTCCGTAGGGGAACTGCTCGGTGCCGCGATCCTTTGGGACCAGCTCGAGCGGGGCGGGTGGATTGCTCGGCGGTTTAGGCTCGGTCTTCTTCATAAGTGCCTCCTTGAACTGCTAAGGAATTCTCGGTAGTTCGTTTCGGTTGTCTCGTCAGTGCAAGACAGGCTTTCGCTTGCGGTCCGAATCTATGAAATCGTCGATGGTCAGATCGCCGCTAACTAGGCGGTCGATAGCCTGCTTGAGCAGTTGTGCCGCATAGTCCTCTGCGGACATTCCTGCCGCCTCTGCCTGCAGTTCGAGTTCGATTTGAACTTCTTCGGGGAACGCTGAAATTCTCAGCTTTGTCATGCCAGCATCCCCGCTTCCTCAACACGCTTTGCCCGAACCATGACCTGCGAGCGGGGCGCTTCCGGCCGGCGTATCGGCCTGATCTGTGAGTGCTCTCCGCCTACCAGCAGAGCAACCATCAGCGGGGCGATGATTCCCCGGCGCATGGCTTCCAGGCAGAGGCCGCGAGTGGTGCGGGCGCCTAGCTTGTAGCGGGCCCGGTCGAGTGTCTTTTCTGCCGTCGATGGCGCGCAGTTCATGCGTTCTGCGATCTCGTTAACCTTCAGGTCGAGCATCGCCAGCATCGTGGCCAGCAGCTGCCGAGGAGCAAGGCCTTGACCGAGGCGGCCTTGCCATCCTTCTACTTGGATCGTGTCCATGTTGATCTCCTTGATTTCGGGTTTTGCTGTTTCCCGATGCACCCTGAAAGCAAGGTGCATGAGTGAAATCTGGTGCCTCATGCTGCGCCGTCCGGGTCATCCTCACGGTTCGGTCATCACCTCGCGCACCGTCTGCCCCTCTACGGCTTCGTGTGCGCGCCGGTCGCCTTCTGGCGCAGCGTCTTGTTGATCCTGACTTTCTGTCGCCCCACAGGATCTGGCCGGGGCTGTCTTGCCGATCGCTCGGCTAACTGTTCATGGCGCATGTTGTTAAAGAGCGTGGAAGACTCGGCTTCCGGTGTTGCTCGCCGTGTTCCTTGGCGTTGAGGTAAATTTACCACAGGGAAAACATGCGTCAAGCGGTTATGGTAAATATTTTTGGTAAACATTACCGGCCTCCCTGGTAACGTCCGGGCGCGATATCAAATCGCAGGCACAAAAAAACCCGCCGAAGCAGGTTCTTTTATTGAATTGTTTCTCAGCCGGTGAGCCACGCCACGCTAAAGGCCCGCCCAATTACCCTGGCTTTACCTCTGTCGTGCGCCGATAGCGTCTCAATATGATGGGGCGGGTAGGCGGCTAAAAGCTGAAGAGCGCCGTTTGGGAGGTCTGTGGCGTGGCAAAAATGCAGCTCGCCATCCATGTCAATGATAAATGCCTCGCCTTGCCTCAGTCCTTTGTCTTCGCAGTCCAGCAGGATCTCCGCGTCAAATGGCATGGCCGGCGAGGCGTCGAGCTTTGCTATTTTCAGCTTTCTGACATTCTCTTGGCGAACCCCGCTCTTCGCCAAGTCGCTGCTGTGAATCATGTTGTCGCACCGGTTGGTGCAGGTCGAACAATCCATCTCTACTCCTTGCCCAGCATCCAACCACAAAACTTTACAATTCTAGTGGCGGCAGGCCATCACCGTTGGCAAATTTATCTATTGGGCGTTCTACGACCCGATGTGTTTTCTGTATCGGCACGAGGGGCAGGGTGACGATGATGGCACCCACAGAGAATTCAACTAAAGATTTGATAGGTCGACCGATCGTCGATTATTGCGAGGGATTGACGCAGAAGAGAAGGCCCTAAATAGGGCCTCAGAAGAAGGAAGCGCCCCACCAGACGCGACCGATGATCCGAATTTTATGACGCTCGATTTCCTCGGGGCCGTATTCCTCGTCCGGATGTTCGTCGCGGTTGAAGCTTCGAATGCGCATTCCGCCGCCTGGCATGCGGTAGAGCTGCTTAACTCGGAGTTGGCCGTCGTGGTCGATGGCGTACATGTCGCCGTCCTGAATACGGGTCATGCCGCGGTCGATGCTGATCGTCGCGCCGTTGCGCAGCACTGGCTCCATTGAGTTGCCTGTCACTGTCACGCAAACCGCGTTAGCTGGCTCTACGCCACGACTACGCATCGTCCTGATACCAAAGCGCATCTTCCGGCTTCCCGCCTCGTGGATGGCCGTTCTGCCGCTTCCTGCAGACAGCTCGACTTCCTTTAGGAAAGGCAGCTCTGCCTCGTCGCTATCCAGCGGCGTCTCGTCATCCCATACGCCGACCGGCTCCAGGGTGTAGGTCGCTTCTTTGGGCTTGGCCGGCACCGCTTCCGAGGCATCCAGCGGGCGATCAAGCCAGCCGTTATCGAGCCCCAATTTCTGCTCGATGCTGCGCGCCATCTCTTCGCCAATCCCGCGGCTGTGCTTGTTCGAGGCCAGCATGCGGGAGACGTAAGAAGGCGTCCGGTTTACGGCGTCTGCAAAGTTCGCGGCGATGCCTTCGAAGCGCTGTTCGATGAGCTGGCGAACCCTAATTTTGCGGAGATCTGAAGTATCCATTCGGCTATTTAAAACCGAATTTTCCGCCGGGGAAATTACCTTGACTTGACCATTACCACAGGTAAACTGATCGGTAAATGTACCAGCAGGTAAATGCGTATGGATCTCGCCACTTACACCAAGAGTCTGCCCCGCGGCGAGAAACAGAAGCTCGCCGCTCGCCTCGGTGTCGCCCCCACCTACCTCTCTCGTTTGATCTCCGGTCAGCGCGGCATCACTGCCGAACGCGCCATCCAGATCGAGCGTGTAACTGGTGGCGCTGTTAGCCGCCGTGACCTCTGCCCCGACTTCCCCTGGCAAGAGGCTTCCTGATTCAGAGATTCCCGGCCTAGTCATTTGAACGTCCATGTCAGTGGTTTCCATGGGTTCCAGATTAGGCCAAGCGGTAAAGAAGTGAAATCGGGGAATGGATGCTGTTTTTCCATCCAGTACCCAAAAAGCAACAGGCACAAAAAAGCCCACCGGACAGGGTGGGCTCTTCAACAGCAGTACTACTAGCGAGAGAGATTATGGACAACGTGATTCACATAAGCAACACCCAGCGGGGGTTCACCCGGATGGACAACAGCATCATGGAGGCTCTGGCTGCAGTTGATCTGCCAGCTCGTGAGTTCCGCGTCGTGATGGCTATCGCTCGCCAGACCATCGGATACCAAGTCGAGAGCAAGCGTCTCTCTGCTGAGGAGATCGGCAAACTTACCAATATGCGCCGTGACGTTGTATCGAAGGCGATCAGCCATCTCCTTGAGCGCCGCATCATGTTCCGCGTAGGTGGAAGCCGTGGCGAGCTGGGTATTTCCCCTGTCTCCGAGTGGTCCTTCTACGAAGAGAAACAAGACCGTCTCACTGAGACCAAAACGTCTCACTCAGCCCAAATCGTCTCACTGAGAAATGACGCGAGTGAGACCAAAACGGCAACTTGCTTCCTTTATACAAAGAAAACAAATCTTCCTACGGAAGATATTGTAACGCCCGACGTGAAGAGCAAGCCCGCTGCCAAGGCGAAGAGCCGCAAGCCATCCTCGGCAGGTTTCGGCCTGACTCACCTGCTGGCTGACAACCCCCATGCTATCCCTGATCAACTGCTCCAAGACTGGGTTGCCCTGCGCAAGCAGAAGCGTGCCGCACTGAGCGCAACCGTCTGGACCGCCCTGAACGCCGAGCTGGACAAGTGCGTAGCCGCTGGCATCTCCGCCGAGACCGCAATGACCGAAGCGCTGGTCGCTGGCTGGCAGGGTTTCAAGGTCGATTGGATTGTTAACCGCTTGACCACTGAGGGCCGTCTGCCGGCTCGCAACACCTCGGCTCCCGACTTCCACAGCGGTGACACCAGCTGGGCAAACGATCTGGGGGACCTGTGATGCGCAACGTCAAGGATCTGATCCCGTCCGCTACCAGCGGCAACCACGTCGCCGTTGCTGAGCCGGTCAACGCGCCGCGCGCTCTCGACCAAGGCACGGCCAGTGTCGTCAACAAGCTCTTCGTCGAGCTCCAATCCATCTTCCCAGCCTGGAAGCAGGCTTGGCCGACCACTGAGGCGCTGGACGCTGCGAAGAAGTCATGGATCAAGGGATTCATGGCCGCCGGTATCAACTCGCTTGAGCAAATCCGCTTCGGCATCCAGCAGTGCCGCAAGTCCGGTGGCGACTTCGCTCCGAGCGTTGGCCGCTTCATCCGCTGGTGTGAGCCGAGCCCCGAAATGATGGGCCTGCCAGATGCCGCGAAGGCGTACCGCGAAGCCTGCCGCATTGCACACCCGGCAGCAGACCGCACCGGCGTACATGCAGCGATCTACCACGCCGCTTGTGAAACCGGATTTTACGAACTGTCCAGCCTGCCCGAAGAGCGCAGCCGCAAGCTGTTCGAGCGCAACTACGGCATCACCGTGCGCATGGTCATGACCGGCGAGCCCCTTCGTGAAATCCCGCTGGCCCTGCCTGAAACCGTGACCGTCTGCACGCCGGAAGTCGGGCTGGCCGCTATTGCCGCACTGCGCGCGAAGGTGAAGGCATGAACAACTTCAAGCCGGGCGATCTGGCGCTGATCGTGAACAGCAAGATCACCGAGAACATCGGGCGTGTCGTGGAGCTTGTGCGAAGCACCGATGAGGAAATCATCCAGGCGCCAGACGGCGGGGTTTTCGCGAATCCCGATCGCCTTGCGTGTTGGGTGGTTGCCGGCGAGGCGCTGAAGGCTACCCGGGTTCTGAGTGGGGCCGAATCGTTCAACAGATTTGGGGCCGCAGCAGAGAAGAATCTGATGCCCCTGCGCGGCGAGTTCCAGCCCGAGCGCCAACAGTCCCGCGAGGTGCCGGCATGAACCGCTCTCACTCCCTCACCAGCCCCCAGCTGGCCAAGGTGAACGAATACAAGGCACAGGGTTACGTCATCGACCCTGAGAAAACCAGCGAATCGGTAGAGATGACCAAGGGCGCTCGTCGGATAGCAATCTGCTGGAACGGTTTGGTTAAGGCATTGGGGGCGGGGAAATGAGAATCGAGCAAATCGGATTGGCGACCCTGTACCTCGCCGACTGCATGGAAGTCCTGCCGACGCTGGGCAAGGTCGACGCCGTGATTACTGACCCGCCGTATGGGATTGGTGCGGCGAAGATGAGCCTAGGTAAGTGGCAAACGTCTCGCCTGGAGAAAATGGATTGGGATAAAGAGGCTCCGGCCGTCTCGGTATTCGATGCTGTTCTTCGTGCAGCCGATCGCCACGTTATATGGGGCGGTAACTACTTTGCGCTCCCGCCTTCCCGGAAGTTTCTCGTGTGGGATAAAGGGGCCGGATTCAAGGGGCGTGACTTCGCAGAGTGCGAGATGGCGTGGTGCAGCGTGGACGGTAACGCAAAGGTCCTGACGCGCGATCCGCTTGCGCATGGCGACTACAAGGGCAAGGAGCACCCGACGCAAAAGCCTGTAGCTGTGATGGCTTGGAGCATCCAGCAGGTCGGGGCCTCTGAGGCCGTCCTCGATCCCTTCATGGGCTCTGGCACCACCGGCGTGGCTGCGGTGCAGATGGGGAAGCGATTCATCGGCATCGAACTGGAACCAAAATATTTCGATATCGCCTGCAAGCGGATCGAAGAGGCTCAGCGCATTTCTGACATGTTCGTCGAGCCGATGACGCTTGCGCGCCCTGTTGCTGGCGACCTCTTCGCGGAGGACGCCGCATGAGCACACTTCACGAAATGGCCGAAGCCTTCGAGCAGGCCCGCACAGCTCCCGATGCACTAGAGCGCGCATTCGGTCTAGAGGAGGAGGTTCGTAAAGGTGGCGTTGCTGCTGTGCGGGAGCGGCTGAAAGGTGATGGCCGTCCTGACTGCCTGGATTGTGGCGAGCACCTATCAGCCGAACGCCGCGAAGCCATGAAGAACGCCGTTCGCTGCGTGCCGTGCGAAGAGATCCATGCACAGATGGAGGCGCGCCGCCGTGGCTAATCCAACCTTCCCCCTGCGCAACGAAGAAGACCGGGTCCGCGCTATCGCCTGGCTTCAGTCTGTCGACCTTGAGCAGCCACGAAACCTGGCTATCACCGACGAAGACCGCACCGCAGAGCAGAACGCAAAGCTGCACGCGATGCTGGCTGACATCGCCAAGCAGGTAGAGCACGCCGGTAAGAAGTGGAACATCTTGATCTGGAAGCGCCTCTGCACGGCCGCCTGGCTGCGCGAGATAGGCGAGAACGCCACGATGATCCCGGCGCTCGACGGCAACGGCTTCGACGTCATCTACGAAAAAACATCGAAGCTTGGCGTGAAGAAGTGCGCCTCGCTGATCGAGTGGGTATCGGCTTTTGGTGCTGAGAACCAAGTCCGCTGGACCCAGAAGGACAACTGGGGAGGGCGGTACTGATGAGCAAGCAAACCAAGCTCACCAAGGCCGCGCGCGGTCGCGATTGCCAAGTCCGAATTCCAGGCATCTGTAACGGCAACCCCGAAACCACCGTCCTCGCTCACTACCGCATGGCTGGCACATGCGGAGTGGGCTGCAAGCCGAATGACCTCCAAGGCGCCTGGGCCTGTTCCGCTTGCCACGACGAAATAGACCGGCGCACCCGTCACCTGAGCACAGAAGAAGCCCGCCACGCCCATGCAGAGGGCGTTATGCGGACACAAGACATTTTGATTCGAGAAGGAAAGGTGGCGGCGTGAAGGCACACGAAATCCTAGAGGCCGGCCTCGGACACATGAAAGACCGCTCTGCCACCTACGACAAGCCGGCCGGCGAGCGGAGCATGGGCTCCACGGTTGACGCATTCCGCGCAATCACCGGCCACGACCTCACCGAAGAACAGGGCTGGCTGTTCATGGGCCTGCTCAAGATGGTTCGCAGCCAGCAAGGCGGGTTCCGTGCCGACAACTATGAAGACCTTGCCGCATACGCCGGGCTGCAGGGTGAGGCCGCATGGGCTGAGCGCACGAATCAGGACTTCGGCCAGCAGAACACCCTGGACTACCGCACCGATGCCGAGAAGGCGGAGATCGCATGAAGATCTCGCGCATCGATGTGATTGGACAGAACGGAAACGATGGAGCGGCCTATGACGGGTTCGGCGCGGAATGGCTCGCTAAATCTGGCCTGCTTGACGATGCCGGAGCGGCAGCTGATCGAAGCGGACAAAACGGCCTGCCTGATCCGCTGGAAGGTGCGCGACCTGAAGGGGCCGGAGAGGCAGAGGCAGGGGAGCGTACTGCTGGCGGCTGTTCCGGAGAGTGCGCGACCTGCCGTTGTGGCGGCGCTGAAGGCGAGGGGGAGTAGATGACCAGCTTCCTGTTTGGCATGGCCGTGTGTGCCGTCCTGTTCCAGCGGCTCGATGTGGCTCTGGTGTGGAGCATGGCTGCCGCGCTGTGGGGGCTGCTTCGTGAGCTGGATCGTATGAGCAAGGCGAGGGCCGGTAAATGACTTTCCCGATCCGTAAAGCCTCAGCCCAAACCACGCTCAAGCCGGCGAAAAGTGCGGGATCGGGAAAATCCACCGCGAGCCAGGCTGAGGACGCTCTAGCACTTCACTTGCGCGCGGAAGGAATCGAAGCCATCCGAGAGTACCGGTTCGCTGCTGAAGCTTGTGGAGGGCCTGGTAAGGGCCTGCGTGATCGTCTGGCCAAGGCTGGCCTGCAGGACTGGCGCGCTGACTTCGCGCTGATAGAGCACGGATTGCTGATCGAGGTAGAGGGGGGCGGCTGGACCGGAGGTCGTCACACCCGCGGCTCCGGCTTCGCTGCCGACCTCAAGAAATACGACGCCGCTGCCCGCCTTGGGTGGCGCGTGTACCGATGCGACCCCGCCATGATCAAGAGCGGGCGCGCGCTGGAAACCATTCAGATCCTTATGCAGCAGAGGGGAGCAGCCTAATGGCCGCACGCAAGCACGACGACGACACAATCATAGCGGCGCTGACGGGGCGCACCGTTACTGCTGCGGCCGAGATCCTTGGCTTGCATCCTCGCCGGGTGGCTGCGCATAAGGCGCGACTGGCCAAGGTCGGCATTGCCCCGGAGCACGGCCTGACCGTTCAGGCGCCGGAAGCGTTCGCCATGGGCAAGGTGACAGTCCAGCGCAACGAGAAGGGCGAAGTCACGAACACCTGGGCGCGTTACTCGCCGGATGCAGAGCGTCAGCTGCAGTTCATGCAGGAGGCCGTCAAGGCGATGCTGGGCGAGCTTCCCGTTCTGCCTGCGCGAACCACTGAGCCGCATAGCCTGAACAATCGGCTCATGGCCTGCTACCCAATCGGGGATCTGCACGTCGGAATGCTCAGCTGGCCAGAGGAGACCGGAGAAGACTGGAACCTAGAGATCGCTGAGCGCGTCCAGTGCGGCGCCATGGCCCGCTTGGTTGAGCACTCCCCGCCGTGCGAGAAGGCAACCATTATCAACCTCGGAGACTGGTTCCATGCCGACAACATGGAAGGCCAGACGAGTCGGTCAAAACATAGTCTCGATATGGATGGCCGTTACGCCAAGATGGTCGGTGTCGGTATCAAGATCATGCTCCAGTGCATCGAGTCTGCGCTTACCAAACACGGCAAGGTCCATGTCATCAACGTGATCGGCAACCACGACGACACCGGAGCCATGTGGCTCTCGCATTCCCTCGCCGGAATGTATCGCAACGAGCCACGCGTCACCGTAGACACCAGCCCGGCCGGATTCATGTATTTCCGTCACGGCAAGGTGTTGGTCGGCTGTCACCACGGCCACAGCTGCAAGGCTGACCGCCTGGCTGGTGTCATGGCCGCAGATCGCGCCGAAGACTGGGGCCAGACCACGCACCGGTACTGGTGGATCGGTCACGTCCATCACCAGAGCCTCAAGGACTATCCGGGCGTCACTGTCGAGTCATTCCGCACGCTGGCCGCAAAAGACGCCTACGCGAGCTGGGGAGGCTACCGAGCGCCACGCGACATGAAGTGCATTGTGCTGGACGAGCAGTACGGTGAAGTGGCGCGACACACGGTGAACCCGGACATGGTGAAGGGAGAAGCAGCATGATGTACCAGAACGTGGTTTCCGCAGTAGTGCGCGCCTTGGCGAGCGAAGTGATCAACTCAGCTGGTGGCTGTGACTTCCAGCCGAAGGTGCAGGCCGCGCGTGTGCCGGGTGCCATCTGCGGGAAGGAAGAAGCCTTTCTCACAGACTGCTGGGTCCATGGGCGTCTCCACAAGGCGCTGCCGGTTGGCCTGTGGCTGGCTCTCGTTGCCAAGTACAGCACCCACTTGGATCGCAAGCATGACGCGATGATGGCTCTGGCCGGCTCGGTGAAGTCGCCAGCGCCCGAGCGGTTCGTCATAGCCGCCACTGCTACCTGGGCATTCCCCAAGCTGCCAGGCGTGGAAGGGAAGCGCAGCACGAGCGTATTGCCGCAAAGCTGGTACTCGATGGATAACTGGAGCGAGGAGCCTGTGCCTGAGCGTACCCAACACCGCTGGAAGTCAGCCATTCGCCGTAGCCTGGAAGACCAAGTGAACAAGGCTCTGGTGGAGGCACAACACATACTGGACATGGAACAATTAATTTCATGTCGTGCTGCTTGACAGTGAATGGCAGTGTGGCATAGAGTGTTTCCTATCTTGGTCATTTCACGCGTTGAGATGGCCGAGAGTAGGAAGACCTCGCTTCGGTGAGGCCGCTCGGGATGATCTCCGGGCGTTAGTAAGCAGGTGAATGCGGAGGCTGATCCGCTAGGCCCAGCCACACCATAGGGAGGTGGCTGCGAACTGCCGATAGACCAATGCCGGTTTCAGCTCCGGCCACCTGCACCCATTCAAGAGCCCAGCCTAACCGCTGGGTTTTTTTATGCGCGAACGGTCAGATCAGGGCTCACCTACCCAGCGCACCAATTCAACACATCCGCCATGCCTCTAGCCGCCTCGAACCCTGTTCAAGCCGGTCATGCACAAATCGCGCGGATTTTCATTACAAGCCTCGGCCATGTGTCGGGGCTTTCTTCGTTCTGGAGGCTGCATGTTCGGATCACTCCTCAAGGCAGCACTCGCGCCGGTAGATATCGCCGTTGGCGTTGCTGCTGACGTAGTGACCCTAGGCGGCGCACTGACTGACCAGAACAAACCATACACAGCGCAAGCAGCTGAACGGCTCATGGATAACGTTGAAGACGTATTCGAGCCTGAAGCCAAGCGCTAACCCCCTTCCGGCCCCATGCCTTTGACGGCTTCCTAGCTCCCTGGCGGATAGCGATAGGCATGTGAGGCCGGACTTATTCCCAACAGGTAACCACTATGACCACAGAGCAGCAGACTCTCGCGGACATGCCGTTCTGGCTGCTCGTACTGATTTCAATGGCCGGACTGTCCGGAGAGATGCTGCGTGCGTCTGCCGGCGAGGACCTGACCATGGGCCAGATTGCCCGGCGAGTCGCATTGCGCTTCGGTGCATCCGGCTTCCTGGGCATGGGTTCGCTGATGTTCGCGCTGGCATTTGACGCCGGCATCTACATGGCAGGCGGAATCGGCATTGTCGTCGCTGTGCTGGGCGCTGACGTGGCTGGTGGCCTGTATACCCAGTACCTAGCCAAGAAGGCAGGCGTCAACGCTCAGTGAGGTGGGTATGAAGCGCATCACCTGGCGAATCGTCATCACCTTCTGCGTGCTGAATCTCATCCTGATCTGTTGGGGAGTGGTTGAGGCTGTGCGGTGGGCTGGGTCGTTGGTTTCGTGTGTATGAGGAGAGTTAGAGAATGACCATGTATCACGTCCAGTCTGCCGGCCTCGGTGGACAGCTGCACGAGATCGTTGCACACACCTACGTTCAGGACTCCAACGGCCTTCGATTCATTGGCGATGACGGCGTGACTGTAGCCATCTTCACCAGCTTCGAGTTCATGAAGGTTGTGAAGCCTGTAGAGCCAACACCTACCGAGTAGAGAAAACGCCATGTCCAAGCCGCTTACCCCTGAAGAGATCGGAAAGCGGGTGGACTCTCTGTGCGAGCAAGTTGCAGAGGGCAAGACGCTTCGCCAGATATCGGCAAGCATGAAGCTGAGTGTGGGGATGTTGCTCAAGATGGTTGCTGTCCCTCCCTACAGTGAGCAGTACACGCGCGCGCGAGAGTCGGCGGCTGACCTGTTCGAGGCTGACATCATCACAGCGGCAATGGCAGTCACGCCCGAGACGGCAGCAGCTGATCGGGTGCAGATCGAAGCGCTCAAGTGGGTTGCTGGTCGGCGCGCTCCGAAGAAGTACGGCGACCGCATTCAGCAGGATGTAACGGTCGACGTTAAAGACGGCCTGGCCGAGAAAATGGCGGCAGCTCGTGAACGTGCGCAGCGGGGTTGATCCTGAGCTGCAGTTGATCGAGGACATAGCCAGCTTCACCCATGACCCACAGGGTTTCGCGATGTATGCGTTCCCTTGGGGTCATGGAGAGCTCGCCGGCGTTGACCGTCCTCGCGACTGGCAGTGGGAGGCGATGGGCGTCATTGGCGCTCACCTGAGCAATCCAGAGACGCGCTTTCAGCCGCTGATGATCTCGGTAGCGTCCGGTCACGGTATCGGCAAATCCGCCGAGATGGGCATGATCCTGAACTGGGCCATGTCCACCTGCGAAGACTGCAAGGTCGTCGTCACGGCCAACACTGAGAACCAGCTGCGCACGAAGACCTGGCCGGAGATCGGCAAGTGGTTCCGCCTGGCGATCAATAAGCACTGGTTCAACGTCACTGCGACGAAGGTTGCCTCGGTCGACCCTGAGCACACCGACAGCTGGAAGGCTGACGCGGTGCCTTGGAGCGAGCACAACACCGAAGCATTCGCCGGCCTGCACAACAAGGGCAAGCGAATCGTCCTGATCTTCGACGAAGCCTCGAACATTGCCGACAAGGTGTGGGAGGTCGCAGAGGGCGCGCTGACGGACGAAGACACCGAGATCATATGGTTAGCCTTCGGTAACCCGACGCGTAACACAGGCCGCTTCCGCGAGTGCTTCACGCGCTACAAGCACCGCTGGGTCACCAAGCAGGTTGACTCACGCACCGTAGACGGCACGAACAAGCAGCAGATTGCCAAATGGGCGGATGACTACGGCGAAGACTCTGACTTCTTCCGTGTCCGTGTTCGCGGCATGTTCCCGAGGGCGTCCGACTTGCAGCTGATTCCGACTGACTGGGTGGCTGAGGCCATGCGGCGCGAGGCTGTGTTCGGTCTGTCTGATGCGCTGATCTGCGGCATCGACATTGCCCGCGGTGGTGCTGACAACAACGTGATCCGGTTCCGTCGCGGCCTTGATGCTCGCTCGATCAAGCCTATTCGCATCCCTGGCAGTGAGACGCGTGACACCACTGTGTTCATCGCCAAGGTCTGCACGACGGTGAAAGAGCACAAGCCTGATGCTGTGTTCGTCGACTCGACAGGCGTAGGCGGGCCAGTGGCTGACCAGCTGCGACGGCTCATGCCTGGGATCGTCATCATCGATGTGAACTTCGCCAGCGCGGCACCGGATAACCACTACGCGAACATGCGGACGTACATCTGGTGGATGTTGCGTGAGGCGCTGCGTGCCGGCCTTGCCATCGAGCAATGCCCGGACCTTGAGGCCGAGCTGACCTCGCCTGAGTACACGCACAACCAGCGGGACCAAATTGCGCTGGAGAAGAAGTCGGAGATCAAGAAGCGCCTCGGGATCAGTCCTGATGACGCAGACGCACTGGCCCTGACCTTCACATTCCCCGTTCAACGATCCCAACACACTCACGACCAGGGCACAGCGCTCCTGAGCGATTACGACCCATTTGCGAGGCCATGACCATGTGCAGCACCAAGCTCAAGAAGATCATCAAGAAAGTTGACCCACTCATGGGTGGAGACAAGATCCTAGACGAGCTTGGTCTGCCATCTGTGTTTGGTGACGAGAACGGCTTCGTGAAGGAGCCCGTCGAGATGGGTACTTCTCAGGTTGCCAAATCCCCTGATGCGCCGACAGAAGTAGATGGCGGCGTACTGGCTGCGCGTGATGACGAACGCCGTCGCCGCGCTGCTGCTGCAGGTCAGAACAGCACCATCCTGACTGGTGGCCTTGGTTCCGCAAACACTGGGCAGAAAACACTGCTGGGGGCGTAAATGGCTGACTCTCTGCGTCAACAGCTGGACCGTCGGCTGTCCCAGCTCAAGAACGAGCGCGACAAGGGCTGGCTGCCACTGTGGCGCGACATCAGCGATCACATTGCTCCGGATATGGGGCGGTGGAATACCTCGGACGTGAACGAAGGCAAGCGCCGCGATCAGCTGATCATCAACTCGACGGGGCGTAGTGCGCTGAAGGTTCTGGCCTCTGGCATGTTTTCCGGCATGACCAGCCCGTCACGGCCATGGTTCAAGCTGGCCACGCCTGACGCTGCACTGATGGAGTTCGGCCCGGTCAAGACCTGGCTGCATCAGGCTGAACTGGCCATGCAGGACGTGTTCGCACGGTCCAACCTGTACAACGTGCTGCCCACGCTGTATGCAGAGCAGGGCGCGTTCGGTATCGGCGCCATCGCCTGTATGCCAGATGATGACGAGTTCATTCGGTTCTACAACTTCACGGCCGGCAGCTACATGGCCGCGACCAGTGCCCGGCAGCAAGTCGACACCCTGTACCGCGAATTCAAGATGACCGCGCGGCAGATGGAACAGCAGTTCGGCAAGGAGGCGCTCAGCTCCACCGTGCAGACGCTGCTGAGCACCAATCCGGACGCCTGGGTCGACGTGTGCCATGCGGTCGAGCCCAATGACAAGCGCATTGCCACACGCGATGACAGCCGCAATATGCCGATCCGCTCCGTCTACTGGGAGAAGGGTGGCGACCAAGACAAGATGCTGCGCGAATCGGGCTTCAAGTCCTCGCCAATCATGGTCCCGCGCTGGGATGTGAACGGTGAGAACGTCTACGGCTCCGGTCCTGGCTCGGTTGCCCTGGGTGATACCAAGGCGCTGCAGCTGATGGAGAAGCGCAAGGCGCAGATGCTTGAGAAGGGCGTCAACCCGCCGATGGGTGCGCCTGGCTCGCTGCGTGGGCAACGTGCATCGATCCTGCCGGGTGACATCACCTACATCGATCAGAACGCCATAGGCCAAGGTTTCGCGCCGCTGTATGAGATCAACCCAGGTTGGTACAGCGCATTGCGCAGCGAGATTATGGCGCATGAGGAACGCATCAAATCGGCCTACTTCGTCGATCTGTTCCTGATGATCAGCAGCATGGACGACGTGCGCACCGCGACAGAGATTGCCGCACGCAAGGAAGAGAAGATGCTGATGCTCGGCCCGGTGCTTGAGCGGATGAACGATGAGCTACTGGATCCGCTGATCGACCGTGTGTTCAACCTGATGATGGAGCAGTCTGCTCCGCGCTGGGCTGGCTTGCTGCCCGGTAACCCGATGCTGCCGCCTCCGCCTAAGGAGCTGGCCGGCATGGATCTGAACGTCGAGTACGTGTCAATTCTGGCTCAGGCACAGAAGGCGCTGGGCGTGTCGGGCATCGAGCGTGCCATCAGCTTCGCGGGCAACCTCGCAGGCATTCAGCCGGACATCATCGACAAGATCGATTTCGATCAGGCCGTTGACGAGTACACCGCAATGCTGGGTGTTCCTCCGACGATTGTCCGCTCGGATCAGGATGTCGCGCAGATGCGCCAGGCTCGTGCGCAGGCCCAGCAGCAGCAGGCTGCCATGGAACAGATGAGCGTAGGCATTCAAGGCGCCAAGCTTCTCTCTGAAACCGACGTATCTGGCGATAACGCACTCACCGCACTGGTAGGCCAATGACCAACGCAGCCAATAAAGCCGCCGCCGACAAGGCCGCGGTGCTGGATCAGTTCGCCTCGAAACAGGCCGACGATGACTTCCTCTGGCTGATGGGCCAGCAGTCCGGGCGCCGCTTCGTGTGGGGCCTGCTGAGCCGCTGCAACCTGTTCTCCACCAGCTTCAACACCCACGGCGGGCTGATGACGCTGGCCGAGGGCAAGAAGCAGATCGGCTACCAGTATCTGGAAAAGATCAACCAGCTCTGCCCCGACCTCTACGTCGTGATGATGAACGAGGCAAACGAGGCCGTGCACAACCGACAGCTCCAGTTGGAGCAAACAGAGGGAACCAATGACTGACTCGACTCAAGCAAGCGCTCCGGAATCACCCACCAGCGCCGCGGCAGACGTTCAGTCCGGTGCCCCTGCAGTTGCACCTGTGACCGAGCAAGCCCCGGCAGCGCCGGAAGCTCCCGCAGCGGCAACGGCAGAGGCGCCCGGCCAGCCAGCAACGCCAGTGGAATACACGGACTTCGCCGTGCCGGAAGGATTGGAGATGGACGCGGAAGTGCTGACCAACTTCAAGGGGATCGCCAAAGAACTTGGCATCACCCAAGAGGCGGCACAGAAGCTCATCGACTTGCAGGCATCGCTGGAGACCAAGCGTTCCGCTGCAGCAGAGCAGGCGCAGGCCGAACAGGCGCAGCAATGGGCAGCCCAGATCAAGGCCGACAAGGAACTGGGCGGCGAGAACTACAGCAAGACCGTAGAGACCGCCATCAAGGCCGTTGAGCAGTACGGCTCCCCCGAGCTGCGCAGCCTACTGAACGAAACCGGAATCGGTAACCACCCCGAGCTGGTGAAGTTCTGTCATCGCATTGGCAAGGCCCTCTCCGAGGATGGCCTGGTAATGGGCGGCACCCAATCCGCTCGCGAAATGAGCATTGTCGACGCCTTCAAGTAAGGCAAAACCGAGATCAGTAAGGAGAACCCACAATGGGTATTTTGACTTCCACCATGCCGACCCTGCTGGACAAGTTCAGCCGATCGGACAAAGACGGCAAGATCGCCAAAATCGTCGAGTTGATGGCGAAGCAGAACGACATCCTCATGGATGCCGAGTATCAGGAGTGCAACGACGGCTCCAAGCACAAGACCACCATGCGCTCGGGTATTCCCGAGCCGACCTGGCGCCTCTTCAACAAGGGCATTCAGCCCTCCAAGTCCACCACTGTTCCGGTACTCGATACCACCGGCATGATGGAAGACTACGGCCTCGTCGATAAGGCGCTGGCTGACCTGAGCGGCAATGCCGACGCCTTCCGCGTGTCTGAGAACATCGCCAAGCTGCAGGGCTTCAACAACAAAGCCGCGCGCTACATGTTCTACGGCAACACCGCCTCCGAGCCTGAAGCGTTCCTTGGCCTGGCGCCGCGCTACAACGACAAGTCGGCCGAGTCTGGCGCGAACATCGTCGACGCTGGCGGCACCGGCTCCACCAACGCCTCCATCTGGTTCGTGACCTGGGGCGAGATGACCACTCATCTGCTCTATCCGAAAGGCAGCGTGGCCGGCTTCCAGCATCGCAACCTTGGCGAGGATACCGTCAAGGATTCGAACGGCGGCGAGTTCCAAGCCTACCGCGACCACTTCAAGTGGGACGTGGGTATGTCGGTCCGCGACTGGCGCGCCAACGCACGCATCGCGAACATTGATGTGACTGCGCTGACTGCCGACGGTGCCACTGGTGCCAAGATCATCGAAGCCATGATCAAGGCCTACTACCTGCTGGAAAACCCGATGCAGGGTGAGGGCCGCACGGTCATCTACTGCAACCGGACGCTGCAGACCTTCCTGCACCTGCAGGCGATGAACTCCAAGAACGTGAACCTGACGATCGGTGAATACGCCGGCAAGAAGATTCCCGAGTTCCTGGGTATGCCGATCAAGCGCGTTGACGCGCTGCTCAACACCGAAGCCCGCGTGGTTTAAGGAGACACATCATGCTTTTTGACGCGAAACTTCTGATGTCCAATCATCAGGCCATCACCGCGACCGCCGCCTCCACCGACGTAATCGACACGGGCAGCACTAAGGACGTAGGCAAGGACGGCAGTGTCCCGCTTGCCGTTCAAGTTACCGAAACCTTCAATGCTCTCGACAGCCTGAGCATTGCCATCCAGACCGACGGCGATTCAGCCTTTGGCTCGCCCAAGACACTGGCAACCGTCACCGTCCTACTGGCCGACCTGAAGGCCGGCTATCAGCTGCCAATCATCACCCTGCCGCAAGGGTGCGAGCGCTACATTCGCCTGAACTACACCGTCAACGGTGTAGGTGTGCCGACCGCTGGCAAGGTCACTGCAGGCATCGTGGCTGGGGTGCAGACCAATGGCTAAGCACTACAGGGTGCTTGAGCGCTCCTTCATCAACGGGCGTCTGTGCGAGCCCGGCGATGTTGTGTCGCTTGAGATCGACAGCCCCGGCAGTCACCTTGAAGAAGTGAAGGCCGGACCCAAGCAGGAAAAGGCAAAGCCCGGCCAAAAGCCGGCCGTCAAGCCTGAAGAAAACACGGAAGCGAACCTTCCGGACGCGTAACACCAAGGGGCCTTCGGGCCCCTTTCTATTTTCGGAGATCGCATGGCCAGTGTCGTCCAAATCTGCAACATGGCGCTCACCCGCATCGGGCAGAACCAGTTTATTGACTCGATAGACGAGCAGAGTAAGGCGGCCGAGCTGTGCGCGCTCCACTATGAGCAGTGCCGCGATCAGGTGCTGCAAGACTTCCCCTGGCCGTTTGCCGAGGCGCGAGTCTCCCTGGCTGATATAGGGTCGCCGCCGCAGAACTGGGCCTATCGGTATCGCTACCCAACCGACTGCCTGCAGATCCGGCACATCACTACGCCCGGCATGCGTCAGCCGCGGGTTGAGCAGCGCGTGCAGTTCAAGGTCATCAATGCCACTGGCGGGCGAGCGATCGTCACCGACCAGGCAGAGGCCGAACTGGTTTACACGCTGAAGGTTGAGGACACCACCTACTTCTCGCCGTTGTTCACCAGCGCCCTTGCGTGGCGCCTCGCGGCAGAGTTGGCCATGGGTCTACAGGCGCGCCCTGAGAACTACAGCGCGGCCATTCAGAACTACCTCATCACCATCGATCAGGCCCGAGCCCTTGCGTTTGAAGAAAGCGAGGAGGGGCCGTTTCCTGAATCCGAGTTCATACAGGCGCGCCTCTAATGGGAACATCCACCATTCAGCCGTCGTTCGCTGCCGGTGAGCTTGCGCCGTCACTGTATGCGCGCGTCGACCTGGCCCGCTATCAGACCGGCCTGCGCCTGTGTTCGAACTTCTTCGTCATGCCCTATGGCGGCGTGAAGAATCGCCCTGGCACCGTGTTCGTGAGCGAGACCAAGAGCAGCGGCGTGGCCCGCCTGATCCCGTTTCAGTTCAACGATGAGCAGACCTATGTGCTGGAGTTCGGCAACCTGTACATGCGCGTCTACAAGGACGGCGGCATTGTTGAAGCGAGCCCTGGCGTTCCTTATGAGCTGGTTACGCCGTTTACCGAAGAACAGTTATTCGATCTGAACTACACGCAATCAGCAGACGTGATGACCATCGTGCATCCGGCGCACGTTCCGCAGCAGCTGTCACGCTTGGGGCACGACAACTGGACGCTCGCTGAGATCAGCTTTGTTCCAGGGATAGCTGCGCCAGGCGGCCTTACCGGTACGCCGCGAACAGCGGGATCTGGTGATGTAACAAACTATCGGTACGTGGTGACAGCGGTTATCGATAGCGAGGTCCCGGAAGAAAGCTTGCCGTCCGCTGCCGTCAACATAGCCAGCTGGGACAACAAACCGGGGGCAGCGCTGAGCTGGTCAACCGTTGCCGGCGCCACTTACTACAACGTCTACAAGGACACCAATAGCTCAGGAATTTTCGGATTCATCGGAAGGGCTGAAAACGTAACCTTCACGGACATCAATATTGCGCCAGTCAAGACCGACACGCCGCCAACCGGTAACAACCCCTTTGTAGGTGTCGGCAATTACCCTGGCGCGGTCGGCTATTACCAGCAGCGCCTGTGCTTCGCTGGCAGTGACTCAAGCCCGCAAACCGTGTGGATGAGCAAGACCGGCAACTTTAAGAACTTCGGTTATTCCACGCCGGTGAAAGACGACGACTCGATCACGTTCACGGTCGCGTCTCGGCAGGTGAACCGGTTTCGTCACATCCTCCCGCTGCGCCAGCTTCTGGGACTCACCTCGGGTGGTGAGTGGGTAATCTCTGGCGGCGAGTCTGGCATTACCGCCAAGACCGTAAAGGCCGAGATACAAAGCTACAACGGCGCGTCGAAGATTCCGCCGATCGTTATCAACGACTCAGCCATCTACGTGCAGCAGCGTAACAACGCAGTGTCCTCGCTGGCCTACACCTTCGAGGCTGACGGGTTCTCTGGTGATGATCTTACCAAGTTCTCGCCGCACTTCTTTCGTGGCTACACGCTGATCGACTGGACCTATCAGCAGATCCCTGACCGCCTAGTGTGGGCTGCGCGCAATGACGGCGCGCTGCTGGGCATGACCTTCCTTCCGGAAGAGCAGCTGCTTGCCTGGCATCAGCACCACACGGACGGGTTCGTTGAGTCGGTCTGCTGCATTGCCGAGGGCCAGATGGATGCGCTCTATCTGCTCGTTCGTCGAAACATCAACGGCGTGACGAAGCGCTATGTCGAGCGCATGGCTACTCGCGATATCTATGACGCTGAAGATGCCTTCTTCGTTGACTGCGGACTGACCTACGACGGGCGCAATAAGGATGCAGGCAAAAACCTGACGCTTAGCGGTGGTGCGGAGTGGAAGCATCCTCAACTGGTGACTGTCACGGCGACCGGTCACGCACCGTTTACGCCCGGCAGCGTTGGCCGCACCTACCGTTTGCGCTCTGGTGCTGAGATGGTTCGGGTAGAGGTCACGGCCTATACCTCGTCGGCCGTTGTCACCGGCAAGCTGCTGGAAATCTGCCCGGTAAGCCTTCGCGGCGTAGCGGTAAGTGACTGGGCATTGATGGCTGAGACGATTGCTGGCCTGGGTCACCTCGAAGGCAAGACCGTTGCCATCCTCACCGACGGTGATGCGCACCCTCAGCGCGTCGTATCGGGCGGGGCTATCAGCCTGCAGCACGCTTCAGCTGTGGTTCATGCCGGCCTGCCCTATGTGGCCGAGATGGAAACGCTCGAGATCGACTGGCCTGATCGCGGCTCCGGCTCGCAGTTGGACAAGCGCAAGATCATCCCGAGTGTCACTGCGTATCTGGAGGCGTCCCGCAACTTCTGGGCCGGTCCGAAGCGCGGCGCCAAGCTGTTCGAGTCGAAGCCCGATTACCGGGAGACCTACGATTCGCCAGTAGCCACTACAACAGGCGTCACCGAGCTAAAGATCGATTCCGTCTGGCAGGAATCGGGCCGCGTCTACATTCAGCAGCCCGACCCGCTGCCGCTCACCATCCTTGCGCTTATTCCGGAGATCACCGTCAGTGGCAAAAGCTGAGGTACTACCCATTGAGCCGGGCGACATCGAGGCGGTATTGCCGATCATTCGCCAGGCAGACCGGGACGAGATCGAGGAAGCCTTGCAGATCCCGCTGAATACCTGCCTCGCTGAAGGCCTGGAGCAGTGCTGCAAGGCCTCAAAGATCATTGTCGATGGCCTGATTGTGGCGATCTTCGGTGACAGCCGGCACGACGAGCAGTTGGGCATCCCCTGGCTGGTCAGCACGGTCCATGTCGAGCGTTACCCGCGGGCGTTCCTGCAGGTCTGCAAGCCGGAAGTCGAGGAGATGCTGACCCGGCACAAGTCGCTGATCAACTTCGTTGATGTTCGTAACACCGTGGCAATCCGCTGGCTGTCCTGGCTTGGTTTCACCTTTGGTGAGCCTGAGCCCTACGGCCCGCTGGGGATGCCCTTCAAACCCTTTTGGATGAAACGGAGCACCTGATATGTGCTGGATGGCAGCTATCCCGGTCGCGATTTCCTTGGTCGGCGGCATGATGGGCGCGCAAAACGCGAAGCAACAGGGCGCGTTCCAGGCTGCTATGGCCGAGCAGAACGCAGGCTACAAGGAAGCAGCCGCACAGGACGCAATCAAGCGCGGCGACGTGCAGGCAGACCAGTACCGGCGCCAAGTCGGGCAGATGATTGGCAGTCAGCGTTCAGGCTTTGCCGCCAATGGCATTGACGTAAACAGCGGTACGGCCGCAGAGGTGCAGGACGACACAGCCGCATTCGGCGAGTTCGACGCCCTGACCATCGCCAACAACGCAGCGCGCGAGGCGTGGGGCTACCGGGTTGGCGCTGAGAACGATCGCATGAACGCCAAAATGACACAGAGCAACGCAAGCAGCGCCGCCACCGGGTCAATCTTGGGTGGAATCGGCGGTGCCTTTGGATCAATGGGCGGAGGGTTCGGCTAATGGCGCGCATCCCTTCGTTTGACGGCCCGCAGGTTGCTCAGCGCGGCCTTGGTGCGCCGACGGTTGGCGGGCAGGGGCCGGATAACTCCGGTCTACAGCGTGGCCTGGCTCAGATCGGTCAGGCCACTCAGCAGTATGTCGAGCAGGAGCGCGCAAAGGCCGACACCGCCGCGCTCATGGCTGCCGACCAGCAGCTTGAGCAGTGGCAGCAGAAGACATTCTTCGACCCAGAGGCAGGGGTCTACACGAAGAAAGGCGGCGCAGCCCTCGATATCACCAACCAGACCATCGGCCAGTTCGAACAGCAGCAGGCCAAGATAGGCGAATCGCTGAAGAACGAACGCCAGCGCGCACGATACAACGAATTGGTCATGCGTCGGCGCCAGTCGCTGTCCGGTGACCTCAACCGCTACGAATATCGCGAGCGTGAGAACTACTACGACGACGTAGAGCGCGGTCAGGTCGAGACGGCCATGCAGGGCGCTGCGCTCAACTACAACGACCCGGACAAAATCGGCTACTACCAGAACAAGATGATGGCTGTTCTGGAGTCGCAGGCGCAACGCAAGGGTCTCCCGCCTGAGATGCAGCAGGCCATGCTGCTCAAGGCGAATAGCGGCATGGCCTCTGCGGTGATTTCGCGGATGGTCGATGACGATCCATATAAAGCGAAGTCCTACTTCACCACGGCACAAGAGGGCATGACCGCTGAGGACCAGGTGCAGATCAGCCGCTTGATCGATCGCGAGATCAAGTCACGCGAGATCGAAGCCCGGCAGATGCAGGCCATCGCCCGCGCTGAGCTGTCGACTCGCGTCTCGGATGCCCAGTCGGCGTACCTGTCAGGCTTTGATTTCGAGAACGCGCCGTCGTCCTCTGATTTCGTGGCGTCCTACGGCGCAAAAGAGGGCGCCGAGCGCTATGCCCAGTTCGTCAAGACGCAGGACATCGGCACGGCCATTCGCCAAGTCGCACTGGCCTCGCCTGAAGAGCGCGCGCAGCTGGTCGAGCAGTTCCGGCCGGCAAAGGATGGCGTGGCCGAGGACGGCTTCGCGGTCGATGCCAAGCTGTACGGCACGTTGCTGAACTCTGCTTCCCGTCTGGGTGACGAGCTGCAAAACGACCCGGCGACCTATGTCGTCAGCCGTAGCCCCTTGCTGATGAAATCGGCAGAGGAAGCGTCCAGCGGTGATCCTGCTGCGGTCGAAGCCTACGCCACGGCAATGATTGCCGAGCAACAGCGTCTCGGTGCGCCTGAACCCAAGCTGCTCACGTCGCGCCAGGCTGCCGGTATCGCCGCCGCTTTCCAGAACACCGAGGACGGTGGCAGTAATGCTGCGAAGATCATCGAGGATCTGCAGCAGCAGTGGGGGAAGAACTGGCCGACGGTCTACAAGCAGTTGCAGGACAAGCTGCCGGGTGCCGCGTTGGTGATTGGCTCCGGCGTGGATGAGCAAACGGCGGCAACGCTGGCTCGCATTGCGCCCATGAAAACGGCCGAACTGAAAGTCGGGCTCGAATCGACCGACACCAAGGACGCCAAGGACGCTTTGAACGAAGGCATGGCCGAGTTCCGCAACACTCTGGCCGGTCAAGTTGGCGGCGAGCGCACCTTCTCGACTCTGTACAACGAAGCCGAGCGCCTGGCCTACGCCTACATGGGGCAGGGCAAAGGGCCGCGTGATGCAGTTGAGCTGGCAAAGAAAGCGCTGATCGATGACAAGTACACGCTCCAAGGCACCTACCGCGTACCGAAAGCCTACGACGCGGATCTGATCGAGGCCGGCACCGAGCGCGCCATTGAGTCACTCGACCCTATGACGCTGAACTTCCGCACGCCAGCCGGTGTGCCGGAGGACTTTGCCGCAGGGCGCGTGAAGGCCGCCATCGAGAAAGACGGGTATTGGGTCACCTTGCCCGATGAAAGCGGCGTGGCGCTCTACTACGGCGGCGAGGCGGTGCTAGACCGTACCGGCAACCCGGTTGCGCGAAAGTTCGATGACCTTACGACTGAGGCAATCCAGAAACCCAGCGCCTGGCAGCGCTTCAACGAAGGCCGGGAGAAGATGAACCAATCTGCCGCGCCTTCTGGTGCATGGGGCACGCAATGACGCTATTCACTGACGGCCTGATCATCCGCAAAGACCGTAATATTCTGGATGATGTGGTGACCGGCCAGTTCGACGCAGCAGAAGCGTCGTTCGATCAGGCGATGTTCGAGAACCCAACGAGCGCCGTGCGGCGTATCGGGGAACTGAACAGGGCAGAAGATGGCCGCGTTGAGATGCAGGCTTATCCGGCCTATGGCATCCAAGAGCGCCGCGCTGAACCTGAAACGCCGCTACTGACCGCTGAGCAGGCCCGCGCCCGCATCAAGGAAGAAGGACTCGACCTGACCGTCGAGGATTCCGGTATTCGCGCCGGCGCACTGGATATCCTGATCGAGCGAAAGCGTGAAGAGGTAAAGCGCAAGCTGATCCTTGATAATGCGCCGTCGTCTACCATCCCGGTGCAGCTGCTGGCTGGCTTCGGCGCCTCGGTGCTGGACCCGATCAACATTGCCTCGGCCTTCGTGCCTATCGTGGGCGAAGCGCGTTATGCGTCCATGCTGGCCCGTGCCGGGACTTCGGTTGCGGCGCGTGCCGCTGTTCGTGCGCAGGTTGGGGCGGTAGAAGGCGCTGTAGGCGCTGCCATCGTAGAGCCGCTGGTTCTGTATGCCTCGGCTCAGGATCAGGCGGATTACGGCGCCGTTGATAGCCTGCTGAACGTAGCGTTCGGCTCAGTGATGGGCGGCGGTCTGCACAGCGCTGGCGGGTATATCTCCGACGTGCGCCGCGGCACGCTGCTCGAAGGCGTCAAGGCAGAGTCACCTGCTATCACTGGTCAAGCTCCTGAAAAAATCAGCCCGCAGCAGTTCGCCTTGCGCGTCGATGAAGACCCGATGCTAGCTCTGCGTGATTCGCTCGAGCGCGGCATTCAGGGTGACCGCGCTCGGATGGCTGAAGATGCCGGACGCCAAGCGCGCGAAACGCTGATGCCGGAGATTCGTGCCGAGCTTCAAGAGATTGCATCCGGCAAGCTGCCAAACGTGCGTGACCTGAAGATTGAGCAGGGCGCCATCCAAGCAAAAATCGACACGCTGGACGACACATTCAAGGCGCGCGCCAAGGAGTTCCAAGGCCAGCGCATGAGCCGCAAGCAGGCCGAGCGTGCTGCTCGTGATTCTATTGCCGAGGAACGCCAGCGCCTGACTGAGCGCAAGGCTGAGATCGAGTCAGCAACGGACGTGAACCGTCAGGCAGAGATTGCCCGCGGCGAACTCAACGCCCTGCAGCGCGGCGAGATTCCGCAGCGCTACCAGTCACGCATCGACGCCGAAACAGGCCGCATCACCAGCGGTTTCGATCTGCGCCATACCGCCAGAGCGAAAGCCGAGGCCGCACCCTGGCAGGTCCGCGAGAGCGCCTTGCGTACCGCCATTGCGCAATCGGTCACCGGCCGTCCCGTCAACGTCGAGGCGATCTTCGACCTGGCCGACCCGAACAAGCGCGCCGCCGCACTCCAGCGCCTGAAAGAGCCGGTTGAGGCGGTTGCTGACCCAGAAGGCGAGGTGGCCAGCTATGCAGCCGGCGAAACAGCCGACGCACTGGACGGCACAGACCTTGAGGGTGTTGAGCGGATGCTGGTTGACGAGCAGGCGCTCACCGACGAGATGGCCGCTCAGGCCGGCATCGACCTAAAGCCATTCATGCGCGAAGCCGACGAACTCGCCGCAGACGCTGAAACCTACGCCGCCGCCTACCGGGCCGCTGCTCTTTGTCAGTTGAGGAACTAATGGCCGCTCAAGACTGCATCGACACTATCCAGGCCGCCGCCAAGGCTGCCGGGCGCGAACTCAGCTTAGAAGAGATGATTGAGCTGCAAGGCGACCTCACGGCCCGGATCAAACAGCTGCAGGCCACTGATGGAATGCTTGGCCTCGAAGACGCAGCCATGCGTGCTGCTGACGAGATGGGCAATCAGGTCAAGCTAGCCGCGGCCATCGAAAAGCGTAACGCGCTGCTGAATGCTCGTCGCCGCGCTGAACTGGTCGGCTACATCCGCAGCACCTGGTCGGATCGGCCAGACCTTGGCCTTGAGTCCTTCCTTGTCGGCACCAACGTGGCGCGCCCTGGCGCTCGCCGGTCGGTCGCTGCTGAACAGAAGCAGCTCAGCCAGGCGTATATTGCAGGATTCCTGCATGATATCGACGCCGAAGGCCTGCGCCCGTTTCTGACCAAGGGCGACCTTGATGCCGACATTGCCGACGCGCTCTGGCGCATGGGCATGGACAAACCGCTTGATGGCTTGAGCAAAGAGGCGCAAGGCATCGCCAAGATTATGCATAAGTATCAGGAGACGGCGCGCATTGATGCGAACCGGGCCGGTGCCTTTATTCGTAAGCTGCCAGGGTATGTGGTGCGCCAGTCGCATGACCCCTACAAGCTAAAGCGGGCCAAGTTCAAGCAATGGCGAGACGACATCCTTCCGCTGCTGGACGAGCGGACCTTCGAGGCAGGCTCGGATGCGGACGAATTTTTGCTGGCCACCTACAACGGCCTGGTCTCCGGCGTTCACCTGAAGGTATCGGCCGGCCAACCGAGCGGCTTCAAAGGCCCGCGTAACCTGGCCAAGAAGGTCAGCGCCGAGCGTGTATTGCATTTCAAGGATGGCCTGGCCTGGGACCAGTACAACAAAGTCTACGGCACCGGCTCGCTGCGCGAAGCTTTCCTTGGCGGCCTTGATCGCTCTGGCGACAGCACGGGCATGATGCGCCGCCTCGGCACCAACCCAGAAAGCAACTGGAATGCCGCGCTTGATGAGTTGCAGAAGGATCTAAAGAACGATCCGGATGGGCTGGATAAATTCGACAACGATCGCAAAGGCCTGCTCAAGACACGCTTTGCAGAGGTGGATGGCACGTCGCGCATGGCCGTGAACCATGTAGGCGCTCGAGTGGCTGCGAATGTGCGCGCCTGGCAGTCGATGGCAAAGCTCGGCGGCGCGGTTATCTCCGCGGTGACTGACCTTCCCGTCGCCGCCAGTGAGATGCGCTACCAGGGCAAGGGGATGCTGTCTTCCATGGGTACGCTGATCGGCGGCATGGTCAAGGGCAAGAAGTCAGCCGAGCAAAAGGAGATCCTCTCGACGCTGGGTGTGTTTTTCGACAGTGTGCGCGGTGAAGTGGTCAGCAAGTTCAGCGCCGACGACACGTTGGGCGGCAAGATGAGCCGGGCGCAGCAGCTTTTCTTCAAAATGAACGGCCTGACCTGGTGGACCGACACCATGCGCAGCACCGCGGCGCTGATGATGAGCCATCACCTGGCCTACAACCGGACGTTGGCATGGGACAAAATGAGCCCGGACCTGCAGCGCACGCTCGAGTTGTTCGATATCGATGCTGGCAAGTGGGAGTTGCTGCGCTCGACGCCTTCAAAAGAGGCGGACGGCCGCGAGTACATGACCACGCAGGGGATCGACAATATTCCGGAAGAGGATCTGGCCGGCTACCTGGCCAGTAAGGGCCGCACGGCGAATGCCGCTGCCATAGGCGAGCTGCGCGAGGAGTTGCGCGGCAGCCTGCGCAGCTACATCACCGACCGGGCCAGCTATGCGGTCATCGAGCCGGACGCCAGAACACGAGCCATCATGCGCCGCGGCACTCAGCCAGGCACTGTCGCCGGCGAGCTTCTGCGGTTCTTGGGTCAGTTCAAGGCCTTCCCGGTCGCGGTGCTGCAGAAGTCCATTGGTCGCGAGCTCTACGGGCGAGGCTACAAGCCCAGCGCATACGGCGCCGGCGTTGGCCGGGAATTGCTGCAGTCCATGCGCAGCGGCAACGGCGAGAAGCTTGGCGTGGCGCAGCTGATGCTCTGGACGACCTTGTTCGGCTATGGCGCCATGGCACTGAAGGACATCGTGAAAGGCCGCGAGCCTCGTCCAGTCGATGACCCGAAAACATGGGTCGCAGCAATGCTGCAGGGCGGCGCGCTTGGCCTATACGGCGACTTCCTGTTCGGCGAGGCGAATCGCTTCGGCGGCGGGCTCACTCAGTCGCTATCAGGGCCGACGCTGGGCCTGATCGATGGAGGGTATGACCTGTTCGCGAGGATGCGTGACGGCGACGACGCGGCGGCTGCCAGCTTCCGCTTCGCCATCCAGAACACGCCCTTTGCGAATTTGTTTTACACTCGCACAGCCATGGACTATCTGTTCCTGCATAGCGTGCAAGAGGCCCTAAATCCGGGGGCTTTGCGCCGCATGGAGCGCCGTATAGAAAAGGAAAACGCCCAGCAGTTCCTGTTGCGGCCATCACAGACGTACCAAGACCCGCTAGGGATTGCGAGGTAAGGCATGCTCGTCGCCGGCTCAATCATCTTTTTCGCGCCGCTTCTGGTGGCAATCGCTATCGGCTACGTGCTGCCCGATCAGATCCGGCTGTACGGGATAATCCTCGCGTACCTGTTCGCCTCGGTGGTTGCCGTCTCGGTAGCCTCTGAGCACTACCATGGGCGCATCTGCTCAGCCGATGGCCTGCTTACATCTGTCCGCGACGGTGCGCGCGCGGCTGGGTGGATTGGCCTGGCAGTTGGCGGCGTCATTGCTGCTGCATGGATGGCAGCACAAATGACATAACGGCAATTAGAAAAAAAGACCCGCTTCGGCGGGTTTTTTTGTGCCTGCTAAATTCCGCATCAACCTGAATGGCATAATGATGTCGATCATCAGCCGGGACGGAACATGCGAACTTTTCCTATAGCAATCGTTTTTCTTACCGCTTTGTTCGGCTGCGTAGCAGCAGGGGCGGTAAACGAAACTGCCCCAACAAAGGACCAAAGCATGACCGTTCAGACAACCACGAATGTGGCCAGCTTCAACGGCAACGGTGTTGCCCAGATATTCCCTATCGGGTTTAAATTTAATCGGGCCGAGGATATTGTCGCCTGGATTACTGATCTAACAACTGGCACGGCCACTAAGCTAACGCTTAATTCCGATTACACCGTAAGTGGCGCCGGAGATGACAGTGGTGGCGTAATCAATGTGACTTCCGCTCCAGCTACTGGGAAACAGCTGAAGGTTTCTCGAATAGTCGATTTGCTGCAGCTAACAGACCTTCGAAATCAAGGCAAATTCTTTGCTGAAGTGCACGAAGATGCTTTCGACCTGCTAACCATGATCGCTCAGCAGCAGCAGGAAGAAATAGACTCGACACTGCGCGTAGCTGTTTCTGACCCATCCCCAAAAAGATTGCCCCCTATTGCGCAGCGGGCCGGTCGGATAATGGCGTTTGATGAGAACGGCGACCCAACCACAGCCGTTCCAGTCGTAGACAGCACGGCTGAGCTACGATTAGAGCTTGAGGGGTCGGAAGGATCAGCGCTTGTCGGTTACGGTACGGGGTCGGTAAAAGATGCGCTTGATGAAGCCTTGATTAAGGAAGCCCCCCCGCCAATATTGCCGAGTCCGTTGCTTGTCGAGCAGCACGTCACAGGCTTTTTCGGGCGCGGCATGCTTGCGGCTGAGCCGACCAATGATGTCGGAGAACAGAACTTCTCCAGCTCGGCGAGCGTTGGCGCAACAACCATTCCGGTTGCGGTTACCACACCGTTCAAGGTCGGTGGTAGCCTGGTAATCCGCTACCCAAGTGGCAAATACGTCCCGCACTTCATCAGCGCGGTCGATGCTGGGTCGCTTGGTATTATTCCGGGCTTGCATGAGGCGGTTACGTCTGCCGATCAGGTGGCGCGGACTTGGTTCGACACTTCACACCCTGGCCGTTTCTATACGCGGTATTTGGCTCAGCGTGTTGCCACAGCGACTGGCCTAGAATCAAACACGCCTGACAGCCCTCGCGTGTACTTTTCGCAGTACGATAGCAATCCTGCGGCCGGCGCCGATGTGCTGACTCCTATCGGAACTGCGCTGGTTAACTACTACGACGAAGACAATGTGGGTTCGGGCGGCATCAACTCACTACCTGTCGTTCGCTTGGTAGGTAGAACCGCGTTCATCGACGTGGTGGCTATTGGTGACGGCGCCCGAACTCCCACGTTCGACTTGCCGGGCAGTCTAAACCTGCACTTCCGGGCGCTGCTGAGTACAAACTCGGCTGATTCCACGGTGACTATTAACCTTGTCGACAATGCAGGCGCCATTACGCGCATCGGGCAATTGCTGCCAGGCTTCGATAACGTCACTCCGCGCTACCGCAATTTCCTGTTTCGTACAGTCGGGAATAAAGGTCCGTATCACGTTCAAATCACCAATAACACGGCGGGTGACCGTGTTCACGTCGACCAGCTTGAGATATTCGAGGCAAGTTCAGCAGGGCGGATAATTGACGCTGAGTCTTCGCCGAAGATCGTTGCGCTTGGTGACTCCTGGGTGGCTGGCTACTTGGAAGGTTCCATTCAGCGCGAGCCGCTGACAAATCAGCTCGCAGCAGAACTACCGAACGCAACCATTATCAATGCTGGCGTTGGCGGCAACACCGTACAGGATTTGCTCGCCAGATTTGATACGGATGTCGCGCCGCATAATCCGGACTATGTAGTCATCAACACAGGAACGAACGATGCTGCAAACCCTGCGTCGGGCACGTTCTTTCCGAATGCCGTTGATTTCTTCCAGAAGACATATGCGGAGCTGCTCGGCAGGATCCAAAGCATCGGCGCGCGACCGATCATCATTGGCCTGCCGGCTCTAGCGGAAACGCAAGGCACTTCGGTTAACTGGGAGCAGAACAACCGCGCCCGTACGTACTCCCGCTATCTGTACAAGAACTTTGCGCAGACGGTAACTGGCGCCGTTCCGATAACGTTGACTGAAAGCTCTGGCAATGCCGATACCGGCTATACGAAGTACAGCGACGGTCGTCTAGAGTGGTGGGTAACAACCACTGTCAGTATGGCCACAACAAATGACCAGACCATCAACCCTCCGGCGGGCGCTAGCCCGGTTGGGCAGGTGCGACTGACTGCAAGCCTTATATCCCTCAATTCGGGCGGCACGCCAGCCGCTTGGGCTTCGCATACCCTGAGGGGTGGCAATCCGGCGCTGCTGAACATAACCGCAGCCGGCACATCCACATCGGAAACCATCATCGTCAACGGTGTCGGTCGCTGGAAGTAAGGCGGACACGTTAACCAAGCCCCGCCAGTCGGGGCTTTTCTCTGCCAAAGGATTTTCCATGACCCTCTCAGAAATACGGGAGCGAGCCATAGCGCCCGCTCTCGCGATGCTGCCTGCGCGGATGTCGAGCCGAGAGGCCGAGATCATGTTGCTGGCTATCGGGCTGCAGGAAAGTCGGCTGGTTCACCGTCGTCAGATGGGCAACGGTCCGGCCAGATCCTTTTGGCAAGGTGAGCGCGGCGGCGGGATGGTGGCTGGCGTTCGCACGCATGAGGCAACCAAGGCTCACGCGGCGATGCTGTACCGGGAGCGCGGAGTCTCGCCGGACAATCACGCCATCTGGACTGCAATCGAGCATGACGACGTGCTGGCCGCTGGCTTGGCGCGCCTTCTGCTCTGGAGCGATCCGGGCCGGCTGCCGAACGAGGATGACGTGGAAGGCGGATGGCGGCTGTACCTGAAGACGTGGCGCCCTGGCGCATACGATCGTGGCACGGCTGAGCAGCGCGCAGAGCTCCGCGCCAAGTGGGGTCGGAACTATGCAGCGGCTGTCCGTGAGGTGATGACATGACCGCCTGGCTGAAGTTGGTCCCGACTTGGTCCTACTGGGTCCTTGCCTTGGTCCTTGTGGCTGGTGGGCAACAGATCCGTGTGTTGTCGGCGCAATCTGTAGCCTCGAAGGCACAGTCCGAGCTTGCCAACTACCGGGCCGAGGTCAGCGAGCGCGACCGCCGTGCCGCGCTGTTCGTGATTCAGGAAAACCAGCGGCGCCAGGCCGCAACGGAGAAAGCAGATGCAGAAGCACGGGAGCAACTGGCTTCAGCGCGCATTGACGCTGATCGCGCTGGCAGTGCTCTTGAGCGCCTGCAGCAGCGCCTCGAAGCAGCTGAGCAACGCAGTCGTGACGCCGGCAATGCCATCACTGCCCAGCTCGGCCAGACAGCCGAAAGCGCCGCCAGAGTGCGAGCCGACGTGCTCAGCGGGATTGGAACGGCTGCTCAACTCTATGCTGCTGTCGCCGACGAGCGAGGAATAGCGGGGTCGACGTGTGAGAAATCGTATGAAGCAGTGAAGGGGAATTGA